AAACCCACTATAACGAAGACGGGACAGTAATTTATGATTCCGGATATTGGGACCATCGAGTAGCCACCGAGCCAACCCTAAAAAAGGTAGATCCAACCATCCCTGATGTTATTAAGGGAATGCAAATAAGACTTAAAGAAAAGGTAGACGCTTTCTTTAAAGTAGATGCTCATCCGACTAGCCCCGCTATTGTTAGATGGCTGCCAGGGCAGCGTCAACAGCCTCATGCAGATAAAGAGTTGCACGAGGGGCCAAACAAGGGGAAACCTAATGATTTTCCGTACTACGACATCGCCGGTCTTTTCTATATCAATGATGATTACGAAGGTGGAGAGCTTTACTTCCCAAACCAGGGGCTACAGTTTAAGCCCAAAAAAGGCGCTGCCTACTTTTTCCCAGGGGATATGAATTATATCCACGGAGTTACGGAAATCAGATCAGGCATTAGATACGTATGCCCGTTCTTTTGGACCATCGAGAAGCACCTCTAAAGCATAAAAAATTGATATAGAATAATACCCGACCCCTTTCAGAGCCTAGGAATGACTATGAAACCAGTACAAAAGCTACATGAAGAAGTTTTCTTATATGAGGACGTTATAGACGACCCGCAAAGACTAGTTGCTTTGGTAGAGGAACTAGATCTAGATGAGAGCGTTCACTCTGTGATCCCAGAGTGGGGATTCTGGTTCTCGAATAGTGCTGATGGTCACAGCTTCGGCAGCAAAAAAGATTTTAATTTAGAGGGGTTAGCTACACTAGAGTCGGACAGAAAAGAAGACGTCGAATACGTAGTAGGCCAAATCACCTCGGCGATTGAGAAAGTAGCAAAAGCTTACTACAAAGATAGGCAATTAGAGGGCGAGCCAAACATCTCCCCGTTTGCTGGAGTTATGAAGTATCGCCCAGGCTGTGAAATGGGTGCACATTTTGATGCACAGGCTGGTGATCAAACACTTAAGTACTCAATTGTTGTCTACCTAAATGATAACTACGAGGGAGGAGAGATCTCTTTCATCATCAGAAAGCCAGATCTCAGAAATCCAAAGAATTCTGACCTCAGGCCAAAGGCAGATTTAGCTGACCCCCACAACGAGGGATTAATTGACTTTACATTAAAGCCAAAAGCTGGATCAGCACTAATTTTTCCATCTACGCATCCATATAACCACCAAGTACACAAAATTTATTCAGGTGATAAATACATCTTCCCTGGATTTGTATTTATTGATGAGTTTGATCAGAATAGCGAAGAGGACAGGAAGAAATATAACGCCGGATCAGCGATTGCCCAGGAAACTGATAAGTACTTAGACGAAGATTAAAATGTCACCTGAATACCAAATACTTCATAAGGACGTTTACTACTTCCCGGGAATTATATCTAACATTCAGTCTCTTCTTGAAGAGATAGAAATCTTTGATAGTGTGGCGGTAAGTCCATGGGAAATCTGGTACGCAGATAACACCCCAGAAAGTCACCCATACGGTAACCTAAAGACATTTAAAACTCATCTGCTTAATGACGAAACAGATCTAGAGTCAAAATCTAGAGCTGAAAATTTAATTTATTCAATACTAAATGCAATAGAAGAGTCTTGCAGAATTTTTATGCAAGGCCACGGGGCCTCAGAAGAAGAGCTAAATTTCCTGCGTAACTGCATTTTCGAAGATAGAAATATATACGGTATCCGTAAATATAATCCAAACGAGTCCATGGGGCCACATCAAGACATGGTAGACCCTGATAGGGACACAATAACAGTCTCTGTGTATCTAAATGACGACTACGAAGGCGGAGAGATTGCAGTAGTAGAGCCAGGAGTCGGCGTGTCTGTAAAAGCCCAAGCTGGATCAATTTTAGTTTTTCCTTCCTCATACCACCATGAGTCTAAGCAGCTTTTTTCCGGAAGAAAAATGATTATTACTCATGTGCACATGACACTAGGAAAAATAGGGATAGGGGTTCAATAACTTGAAAACAGTATCCCCGATATTTTATTCATCCCTAGACGAGCTTAAATTAGATCTAAATACTATAAAAAATAGATATATCTCCGATTCCATAGTTTTAATTAGGGGACTTCATCTATCAAAAGACGATCATTTAAGCCTAGTAAAAGCCCTGGGCGACGTCATGGGATGGACCCCAAACACTAAAACTGACTTTAACCATAGATACAATGAAAGCCACGTAACTAATACAAAATTAGACAATTCATTACCAGAGGATTTAATTTTAGGGTGGCACTTAGAGCACGTTGATTACGATCCATATAGCCCACTAGTGGCTGGAGTGTGGAATATGCAAAAATTTAAGTGCGACCCGAACGCCGGTATGACGTATTTTATGGATTCTAGGAAACTATACAATCTGCTGTTCAATGAATCAGAAAAAAATTTCTTGCGAAACTGTACTGCCTCCTGGGAAGAGAAATACTCTACGGGGGTTGTAGTAAAAAATGAAGTTAGGGTAGTAGCACCACATTGGATAACGGGAGAAGAGCAGCTTAGATTAGAGATGCATCACGTGCCCCCACTATTAACATTGGCTAGGTATGAAGACAGAGAGCCTACTGACTCTGAATCAAAATATTTTGAAGAGCTAGCAAATCGATTCATATTTGAGCACTATAAAAATGAAGACCTGAGGATAGTACAAAAATGGAATGAAGGAGATATTTTAATTCCAGACCTATATTCTCTGGCACATGCGGTTACTGGAGGATTTTCCCCACAAGACCGAGAGTTCACTGGTTTATGGTGTTACATAAACTATCCGGAAAATCTTGATTCATCATCTGTACATCCGAGTTGGAGATAAAAATGGAAAAAATCACCCTAGGAAACTATAGTGTAAAAGTTCTAGACCCCAAAATTTTAGTTTTTGAGGGCGCCCTTAAAGATCCAGAAGCACTAATTAACTATTACGAGACCTGGGACCAATGGAAGGGTTGGTACGGTTTTGGGGCTCAGTCTGCCGATGAGCACATGGAGGGGGACACTGTAGTAGCCACAGATCACTTCCCCACAGAAAAAGACTTTGAGGCAATCCTAAATATTTCAGAGAATCCACTTCGAGACGAGATTCACAAAAGTTTTAGAGAAATCTCTGAGCTTTATGTAAATTACACCGGAACAACAATGCCAAACTGGCTTTATGAGGCAAACTGGTGTCTAGCAAAATATACACCCGACGTAGATCACATTAATAATGATGAACAAACTATGGGCTACCACACGGATTACCAGCAAGACCGCCACGGGCAGCCAGGAAATAAGTTTGCAATCACTGCAGTGTATTACCCCAACGATGATTATGAGGGAGGGGAGATATCATTTAGAATTTTAGTTCCAGGAACTTTTATTTTGGATAAAGAGATAACCTACAAACCAAAAAAAGGTGAAGTGGTAATTTTTCCATCTGGGAACCCCTACTATCACGGGGTAAAGAGGATTTGGAATAAGCACAAGTACATTGTTCGAGTTTATTGGACTTGGGATGATCCAGGACTAGAAGAGTGGCATGCGCTACGTAAAAAGTATGGAAACGAAAAATTTGAACAGCTAGAGTCAGAGCGCGTAAGAAGACATGACTTACTGATGTATGACCCAGTCCAAAGACCAATCCTTACTTTTGATCAATACTATGATCTACTCGAAAAAGGTAAATTACCTGCCCCAACAGACGAGGCAGCCATAAATGAGCTACGCAGAAAAATCATCGAATCTAACGGTAAAATTTATGAGTAGTTCAACTGAAGGAGATCTTAACTTCTCTCATGTAGATATGGTAGAAGACTATAAGTCTCAGGTAAGACAAAAAATAGCTCAACACTACATGATGACTATAGCCAGAGATGGTGAGTCCCCCGTCAGGTCTATATATTTTTATGACAATGCTGTAGACGCCGCTATCGGTTATGGTGCATATAAAGACTGGGGATTTGCTAAAGACTATCTAACCGTAGAGTTGTATGAGCCGACAGGCAGAGTACACACTAAAGTTCTAAGCAGACCAAAGGGCGGAGAGTGTGTCTTTGAGAGGGAACAGTACTACAAAATTTCTGACATACTGCTAAACATAAAGAATAGTATGAAAGAAGAAGATTTTAACTATCTAGCCTACGAGTTTGCTAAGCTATTCTCAAGGGATAACCAAAGATTTAATCCAGAGCGATTTCTATCAACGCTAGGGTACACAGGAGAAATAAATGACAGATCTGTCTAAAATTGAGACAACCCCAACCGAGTTTGGAGATAAGGGTTTTATAAAAGAGGATGTTGTTTTTTATAACAACTTTCTTACCCCCGAAGAGTGCGAAACCTTAGTAAAAGTTTTCGAGGATCCAGAGCAACCTTGGAGTATGTCAGCGTTCTTTGAGTCCTATGGAATGAGCATCATGCCAGAAGACCCAATTTTGGAAAGATATGGTCTGCCTAGAGATTACTTTGGTAAACTTGCAAATAGGTTGCACAAAGTAGTTGAAGACGCACATCAGCGGCCAGTCAAGTCTGTGTCATCTCACGCTCAAAAGTGGCAAGTAGGGGCGTTTGCTCCATTTCACTCAGATAACACCGATATGGAAGGAAACCCCTCCGCCTGGGAAAAGAGCAAGCTAGTTTGCCTCCTATACATCAATGACGACTATGAGGGCGGTGAACTTGACTTTAGGGATCACGACATCTCTATTAAGCCAGTTGCCGGTCAGCTAATAACTTTCCCTGGAGGCTTCGAGAATATTCACCAGGTACTACCAGTCAAGGGGTCCACTAGGCACACGATTGGAGCATTCTGGGACTACGCCGAGTCTGTCTACTCGGAAGAGCGCATGAAGGCCTGGGAAGAAGAGATCCAAAAGGTCCGAGAAGAGCAGAAAATAATGCAGGATGAGTGGAAAGAAATGGTGGCCAATGGGGTTCACCCCACCGATCCAGGGGCTCAATAGTCAATTTAGTTAAATTGCGGTAAAATTGTAGGGACTAGTCTAATCCCTGTTAGGACTTTCCGCATGAGCTATTTGCGTGGCAATATCCATGATCTAATCACAGATCAGGGGTCTACTGTACACCAGGTATTTACCATCAAAAACTCAGCTCGTAGGATAATTCCCCTAACTGGATATACGGCTCGTATGCAAGTCAGACGTTGGGATGTGGAAACCAGGGATCCTGTTCTAACTACTATTGCCGAATATACAACAGAAAACGGGTATCTAACCGTTAATGGAGCTGCAGGTACCGTAACTCTTCTTATTCCACCTGCAGATATGGCAGCATACGAGCCTGGTTCTTATGTTTACGATATTGAAGTCGAGACAGCTAATGCTGGAGATACCACTCGGATCATCCAGGGTAAATTTATTGTGAGAGCAGAGGTAACCAAGTAATGGTACTCTCCGACAATTTTGCGTATGTTGATGTAAAAGGTCCAGGACCCCAAGGACCAGCTGGTCCAACCGGCCCCGCCGGGCCTGCAGGTGGTCCAACTGGAGCTACCGGAGCTACTGGCCCAGCGGGTGCAACCGGTCCAACCGGCGCAACCGGTCCACAGGGTCTAGCTGGACTTTCTATAACCGGACCTACTGGCGCTACAGGACCTCAAGGAATTCCAGGTCCCACAGGTCCAACTGGTGCGCAAGGTATAGCAGGACTATCAATCACTGGACCTGCTGGTTCGACTGGTGCTACTGGCCCAACGGGTCCCACAGGTCCAACTGGTGCGCAAGGTATAGCAGGACTATCAATCACTGGACCCACTGGAGCTTTAGGTCCTACAGGTCCAACTGGTCCACTAGGTCCAACTGGTGCACCTTCTAATGTCACAGGTCCTACAGGTCCAACTGGACCTACTGGTCCCCAGGGATTAGTTGGTCCGACTGGTGCAGACTCTACAGTTACAGGACCAACAGGACCAACAGGACCAACAGGACCAACAGGCCCGATTGGTCCGACTGGTGCAGACTCTACAGTTACAGGACCAACAGGACCAACAGGACCAACAGGTTCTCAAGGTATATCGCTAACACTAATTGGTTCCGTCCAAAACGTAGAAGATCTTCCACCAAGTGCTTCACTGAACGAAGCATATATTGTTCAGTCAGACGGCAACCTATATGTCTGGGATGGATCTGGCTGGGTAGATGCAGGACAGATTGTGGGACCAATTGGTCCTACTGGCCCTACAGGTCCTCAAGGTGAAATCGGCCCTACAGGTCCTCAAGGCATCCAGGGTGAGCAGGGCATTCAGGGTGAAGTCGGCCCTACAGGCCCTACGGGTCCCCAGGGTGAGCAGGGCATCCAGGGTATTCAAGGAATTCAGGGCGAGATTGGACCAACTGGTTCCCAGGGTGAGATTGGACCTACTGGACCACAAGGTGATCAAGGTACTCAAGGTGAACTTGGACCAACTGGACCTACTGGACCTCAGGGTGATCAAGGTATTCAAGGTGAACTTGGACCAACTGGACCTCAGGGTGATCTCGGACCAACTGGACCTACTGGACCGCAGGGTGAGCAGGGCATCCAAGGTATCCAGGGAATCCAAGGCGAGCTTGGACCTACTGGACCGCAGGGTGAGCAGGGTATTCAGGGTATTCAAGGTGAAGTCGGTCCTACTGGACCACAAGGTGAACTAGGACCCACTGGACCTCAGGGTATTCAGGGTGAGATTGGACCCACTGGACCTCAGGGTGAGATTGGACCTACTGGACCTCAGGGTATTCAGGGTGATGTTGGCCCTACGGGAGCCACGGGACCAACCGGAATGGGCGTCCCACTCGGTGGAGATACCGGACAGATTCTTGCAAAAGAATCTAATGCTGATGGTGACTTCATTTGGATTGACAACTATGCTGACTGGACTGCTGTAGTTAAGCATCAAGTAAGGGCAGATCAGATCCTAACTAAGGGTCAGGCTGTATATATCAGCTCTTCTGATGGAACCAATATGAGAGTGTCTAAGGCCTCGAATTCTGGAGAGATGACATCCAGCAAAACAATGGGAGTCATAGCCCAAGACCTGGCTATTAATGGCCTTGGGTTTGTTATAACAGAAGGTCTTCTATCTGGACTAAACACATCTACTGCCACTATTGGTGATCCTATTTGGCTAGGAACCGACGGTAACATGATTTTTGGTCTAGCAAACAAACCAACCGCACCCGCTCACCTAGTATATCTAGGAGTTGTAACCAGAGTAAACCTAAATAATGGTGAAATTTTTGTCAAGGTCCAGAACGGCTTTGAGCTAAATGAACTCCACGATGTAAAATTCAACGATCTACAAAACGGAGATTTGCTATCCTATAATTCATCCACCAACCTATGGCAGAATATTAGCGTTGTTGACGGGGGCACCCCATAAATTAGCGCTAAAAGTTCCTTTAAATAGCAGTGCGCTTTTTTCTGATTGGCTTCTTTATTGGCTCGACAATCGGAGCCTCTGTCGGGGTAGGGATAAAGACAGTGCCAGAGTTATTTTGAGCGGTGTGAAGGCCCATAGTGAGGTCTTTAATAAACTCGATCTCAGTTGAAACCTTAACTACGTGCTTTTCGATGTTGTTAACTCGATCTGCCAAAGAGCTCCCACCATTCTCCCAAAGCTGGTGCTCAACCCTATCTAGTCGATCAGAAATAGTCCTACCATGAGCATCGGTACCCAGGACGTCGCCTATTTTCTTTGCAATTCTATAGATAGCAATTATGGAGGCAGCCAAAACACCAAACGCGCTTATTGCAGCCGAAATAGCCATTACTAGTTCAGAAGTCATGTATACTATTCCCTACACAGGTCGAGCAATTAAATTTGCTTCGTCTATTTTACCCTATTAGGGTATTCCCTATTTAGTGGGTCTAGCCGTTAAGTCGGTCACCAACTAAATTCAAAAAAATCTAATTTTTGTGTTGCACCTGCACCCAAAAGGTGTATTATGAAGAAAAGTTTTGGAGAGTTTATGGATCTTTTTAGTGGCGCGGAGGCTTTGAGATAGTGGCTGGCTGGGAGAGCGCGAACGGAAGATTGGCTGCAGGCGCTGAATGGTACGCAAAAAATAACTGGCAAGTACTGCCGGTTCATGGTATCGACAAAAATGGAATGTGTACATGTGGTAAAACCCACAAGGATCCAAAAGAGAATGCAAAACACCCAGCGTCAGTCAACGGACAAAAAGATGCAACAAACGATGTATCGATGGTTCAAGCGTGGTGGTCAGAAAATCCTGACTATAACATCGGTATTTACGCCAAGGACTCCGGATTTTTAGTTATAGACGTAGACCCCAGACACAACGGACACGAGTCCCTGATTAAGCTTGAAGAACGCGCTAACGGAAATCTTCCAAAAACCGTAGAGGCAATTACTGGAGAGTATTCAACCAAGACTGGTCCTATGCGTGGCCGCCACCTAATCTATAAGTGCGATCCAAACGAAAAATTTATTGGAAACTTTAAGGCTCAGGGTCTTGATGGCATTGATGTCAAACACAACGGATACATTCTTGTTGCTCCGTCTCGCCACTCCACGGGGCACTGCTATGAGTGGAAACCTGGCCACGCACCATGGGAGATTGAAATTGCAGAAGCACCAGAGGAGCTGCTCGCAATTATCCGAGCAAAAAGTTTAAAAAAGCCAGGCAGCTATAACGGATCAAATTACGAGCTCACAGACTGGGAGTTTTTACGAGACCTAAAGTTTGGTACAGGAAACGAAAAGTTAGACATTGACAAGATTCTTGAAGAAGGAATCGACGAAGGTGGTAGAGCTATAGGCCTCTATGCCCTAGCCTGTGCTCTAGCAAATAAGTTTGGTACAGATGTTGCGGGACGCGCTTCCGTAGAAGCAATGATGCTTAAGTTTAATGCAGAAATGGTTAGACCCCCAATGGACGTCGAGGGTACTAACGGGCTTTTGATGCACACCAGGAGAGCCATAAACTTTGTTGCCGACAACCCTGTGTGGGCAAAGTGGTGGGAAGGCATTAAAGACTATGTACCAGAGAATGGTATGGATTGGGCAAAGAAAGTTTCTGCAAACTTCATACAATCGCCATCTCCATCTACTTCTTTTAACTACACCTACTCCTCTGACCAGGTTGACTCGGATACTCTAGAGGTTTTTGACTCAGCGAATGCTGTTGGGGATCAGGTAGCCTCTTTGGCTGCTAAAGGCAGGTCGTTAAAAGATATTACTTCCGGAGGAAACCTGGATTTACCAAGAGATCCAGATGCAATCAGCTCGGAAGCTGGGGGCCGCCCAGGGGGTCGAAGCTTAACTGATGTCGGTAATGGAAGAAGATTAGTAGACGCTTTCGGAGCGACAATCAGGCACACAGACAATGTTGGGTGGTTCGTATGGAACGGCAATTACTGGCGTCCAGACGGTCAAATGACTCAAATTAGGGAAATCGCGAAATCTGTATCTACAGTTATAGCAAGAGAAGTTGCAGAGCTAAAGAGTGCTGACGACCCTAGAGGGGCAGAACTAGTTAAGTGGGCCAACTCTGCAAAATCTAATTCTCGCATCAATGCAATGATCGAGCAGGCAACAACAGACCCACGAATCACTATGGACCTAGAGGACTGGGACAAAGATCCTTACCTACTCGGTGTCAGAAATGGTGTAGTAGACCTGAGGACTGGAGCATTGCAGAGCGGTGACATCGAGTCTCACATCACCAGAATCTCCCCGATCTCATACACACAGGGACTTACAAATGTTAGATGGACGAACTTCTTAAATGAGGCATTTAATGGAGACCAAGAGTACATCAACTGGATACAAAAAGCTGTGGGATATACCGCAACTGGACTAAACAACCAAGACGTTGTGTTCATCATTTATGGACCTCCAGGATCTGGTAAAAACACTTTCATCGAAACAATCTTCGAGGCCCTAGGAAAAGCTCAGCACGCGTGGGCTTTAGACTCAAACGTTCTAGCCTTGGGGGACAAAGTAAGTAACACCGATGAATACCACATGGCTGAGCTTCGCGGTCGCCGCATGATCTGGGTAGATGAGCTGCCAGAAAATGAGCGAATCAAGGAAAATCAAATCAAGAAGCTAACAGGTTCTGGAACTATTCAAGGACGATCTCCAGGAGAAAAACCGATTCAATTTACCTCTACCGGAAAGCTTTGGATATCCACAAACCACAGGCCGATCATTACAGATGAAGCTATGTGGCGTCGTCTATTGCCAGTACCTCTGACCAATAAGCCAGCAAAGCCAGATCCAGGACTAAAGAAGTATCTTGCAGATCCGGATGGTGCCCTTCCAGCAGTATTAGCATGGATTGTAGAGGGTGCGGTCAAGTACTTAGCATCTACATACAGCCAGGAAAATCCACTAGAGATGTGCACCGTTGTCAAGAATGCGCACGAAATCTATCGAAAGAATGAAGATAGAATTGGTGCATTCATGGAGGAAGAAACCATTAGCGGTGAGAGCGTAAATGTTAACGCTCTATATAAGAGATACAAGCAGTGGTCAGACTCCAGAGGAGAAAGACCGATTACCCAGATTTCTTTCCACAGAAAACTTGCCGATAGGGGTCTAGAGGTTTTAGGTAATGGAAATAGGGCGATCGTAAATGGCATAGCTTTAGCCCTATATGAAGCCCCTACTTATGATCAAGTAGATTTCTCTACAGCCGCAAGATTCTCCACTGGATTTTAATTAGATAGGATAGGTAATTATGAAACTATATATAGCCACTCCAATGTATGGCGGAATCGCCAAGAATAACTACACTATTGGACTACAGAATCTGATTGTTGCCTTATCCCAGGCTGGTCATTCTATAACCACTACGACAATAGGAAACGAAAGTTTGATTACCAGAGCCAGAAACACTCTGGCGCACAAGTTTATGAAGACAGACTGCGATGCTCTTCTTTTTATAGATGCCGATCATGGCTGGGATGCATCTGATGTCGTAAAAATGATCGAATCCGGAAAAGATTTAATTGGCGCTATCTATCCGATGAAGGGGATTAACTGGGAGAACGTTAGAGCAGCGGCTTTAGCAGGAAAACCAGCAAATGAGCTAGAGCAGTATTCCGGTCACTTTGCAATAAATCTGCTACCAGAGAGTCAGCAGTTTAATGAAAATGAACCATTTAAGGTCAAAGACATCGGAACTGGAATGATGTTTATTTCTAGAAAAGTATTTGAGGATCTAAAACCTCACTGCAAGAAGTATAGAAATAACAACGTTGGGAATACCGGAATCGAGTTCGGTGAAATGATAACCGAATACTTTACAACCATTATCGACGAAAACGATATCCTACTTTCAGAGGACTATGCGTTTTGTAGGATGTGGCAGAACATTGGCGGGGAGGTTTGGTCAGCCCCATGGGTAAGAATTACCCACTCTGGTGACTACAACTTCTCAGGAAGATTTGCTCGAATGATCGAGGCTAACAACATCAAGAGAGCAATGGAACAGGCCCAGGCGGCTAGACAAGACCTTAAGCAAGAAAATAGTACAGAAGAGGAACCAAAAGAACCTTCTACAAAATGAGAAAATAGATCATAAGGGAAATACCCTTAGATCGAGGTAACTGAATATTGGCTAATGTAAAAGACTATGTTTGTGCAGTCTGTTCAAAACAATATGTTGTTCCTAGCTTGGCTAGAGATTGTGAAAAACGACACGAAGTAGTAATTTTACGAAAAGCTAGCTAAATTCTCATTTTAGTAGTACCATAGGTTCAACCATTGGTTGAAGGAGAGGCTATGGCTCTAGCAGATCGACTCAAGACTGCTCAGTACAGGTATAAAGAAGATAACTTTGCCTGCAAACTGATTGCAATTACCAAGGACACTAGACTAAGCGACAAAGACGTTGAAGCACTGCTGTCCATTATTAATTCACGGCCCGGTGATGAGGACCATGTGCCGAACATACGACTAGCATACGCTCTTCGCGAAGAGGGATATGACATTAGTCCAAGCACGGTAGATAGACATAGAAATGGCATCTGCGCTTGCTCAAGGGTTCAGGGAGGAACTAAGTGAGCCTATCGGAAAAACTAGAAAAGCTACGCTCACCAGGAGCCAGCGGTTCCGACGCAAGAGCCATTAAGCAGCCGGAAGATTGGCGTCCAAGAATGGACATCGATACAGTTCGCGGCGGTTTTGTTATTGGCGCACCAAGACCGGAGCATGAAATGGTAGACGCCACTACCGTTCTTGCAGAGTTTGGATTAAACCCACTAGAGTGGGCAGTTACATCCCTTAGACGGGGAAAGTGGCAAAAGTATGATGGCGAGTGGCTGGAGTCAGTTCGAGTAAATATTGTTCCAGCAAACTATATGGCTACAGATGAGCTAGATATTGAAAGCCTTGTAGATCATATTAAGAAGTGGCGTCCAGCTAAGGGCTATAAGAAGTCCAGTGGCTCGGGCGCTTTTTTGGTTGCCCCTAGCGACCAGCAGATTGGTAAGAAGGCAAATGGTCAAGGAACAGAGCAGTCAGTTGGCCGAATCCTTCAATTGACAGAGAGTGCGGTAAATAAGTTTGAAGCTTATAAAAAGATGGGCCTTTCTCTTGGCACTATATGCCTTGCGCTACCAGGCGACCATGTGGAAGGAACTACCAGCCAAAACGGAAGACTCCAAGGGCAAGCTGCGTCGGATCTTGGAATCACGGAGCAAACGCGAGTCGCAAGAAGACTACTACTGGCGCAGGTCAAAGCCCTAGCACCGCTAGTGGATCGAATGATTATTCCAGTAATTAACGGAAACCACGATGAGGCAACTCGCCAGGTTGTGACTGATCCAGCTGATGGATGGAACGTAGAGATTGCTTCTGCAGTGCAGGACATATGCGCCGAGAACCCTGAACTATCTCATGTCGAGTTCCGCTACCCGAGCTCTGGCCACCAGACACTTACTGTAGACGTCTGCGGTACTATGGTTGGACTATTTCACGGCCACCAGGCCAGCCAGAACAACACACTAAAATACATCTCTCAGCAATCTGCAGGTCAGACTGCACTAGGTTCAGCAGATCTGTGGATCTCCGGGCACTACCACAATTTCCGTACTATGGACATTGGCGAGCGCCTCTGGGTGCAGGCTCCAACGACTGACCCTGGAAGCGAGTGGTTCCGCGACCGAGCTGGGCTAGAGTCAAAGCCAGGACTCCTTACTATGGTTGTCGGAGGAGACTTCGAGCCCAGAGAGTTCATAAGTGTTTTAGCGGTAAAGTAATGCCAAAAATTGCTGTCTACACTATTGCCTTAAACGAGGAGCAGTTCGTAGAGCGATGGTATGAAAGTGCTAAAGACGCTGACTATCTCTTAATTGCAGATACGGGCAGTACAGATGATACCCGTGAAATCGCAAGTAAGCTTGGAATCAATGTAATACTGATTTCAGTAAAGCCTTGGAGATTTGATGATGCAAGAAATGCGTCTCTAGCAGCTTTGCCAGACGATATCGATATGTGCATACAGCTAGATATGGACGAGGTTCTTCTACCAGGTTGGCGTCAAGAAATAGAAAACGCCATTACTCAGGGGGCAACCAGAGTCAGGTATAACTACACCTGGAATTGGAAAGATGAAGCAGAAACAATTCCATCGACAACATTTGGCGGAGACAAAATCCACGCCAGATTTGGCTACAGATGGAAACACCCAGTACATGAGGTAATAGTTCCCTACGGATCTACTATAGAAAAACAGGTTTGGACAAAGCTAGAGATACATCACCACCCCGACAAAACTAAATCAAGATCTCAGTATCTCCCCCTCCTAAAGCTTTCCATTGAAGAGTCACCAAATGACGATAGGAACGCTTATTATTATGCTAGAGAGCTTTATTTTCACGGCCAGTATGATCTAGCCAAAAACGAATTTAAACGTCACCTAGAGCTTCCTACGGCCGTTTGGCCCCCGGAGAGGGCAGCTTCCATGAGGTATCTAGCTAAGATTGAGCCGGACCAGAAAGAGCACTGGCTGATGCAGGCTCATTTGGAGGCTCCGTGGAGACGAGAGCCTTTAGTGGAGCTTGCTCAGCACTTCTATGAGGTTGAATCCTGGGCATCTTGTTTGCATTTTTCAGAGAAGGCATTGGCCATAAAAGAAAAGCCACTTGACTACCTTTGTGAAGATTTTGCCTGGGGATACTTACCTTGGGATCTTGCTGCAATATCTGCGTACAGATCTGAAAGCTATAACAAGGCCTATAAATATGGAAAAATGGCAAGCCAATTAGATCCGAAAAATGAAAGATTAAAGAATAATCTTAAGTATTATTCTGTGGCGGTCTCTTCTTAGTTTCTAAAGCGTGGTAGGCATCAACAGCATTTGCACTAGTCCGGCTTTGCCAAGTGAACTGGCACTCACTACATCTAACTATTCTCATGGTTGCCCATCTGCCGCCCTCTGGACGATCCACAGTTGCAGTCATGAGCTTGTCAGTTTTACATCTACAGTTAGGGCAGAGCGGGAATCTTTTGTATCTAATCTCCTGCCCCTCCCAGTTCACAGATAGGGTGTTCCTAATTTTTTGTGGATCTAGGCCACCCCAAATTCCCCAAATTTGTTTGTTATTCAGTCCCCACTGAAGACATTCTTTCCGAACCGGGCACTTATTGCAAAGCTTTTTCGCCTCCCACTGCTGAGAAGGCTTATTTGCAAAGAAGTTATCTATTTTGTCAGAGTTTTCTGGCTTTGCACACTCCGCATCTTCATGCCAATCTGGAGTATCAAAAAACATACGGTACCTCTACGAATGTCGCGTCCCAGTCGTAGTTGTCGTCATCCAACGAGCAGTATGTAGGAAAACGATCCTCGTCTTCCGGATACCAATAACCAGCCAGCTCTACAACTGAATCTTCTATCAGTTTGTACGATTCGCCAAGAGAATAGGCTATTCCCTCTTGCTGTATAGCCCGTGCCAAAGCCCTGCGAGACTCTGGATCATTGTCTAAATAGACATGCTCATTTATATAGAAAACTATAGAGTCAGAGTGCAGCTTATTTGGGTAGTCGTTGCCCTCCCAGATAAGCCAAGATGGCAAAGCTATAACTTTTTTGCGCCTCATAAAAACTAAACATATCTATAAGGCAGATAACCTTACCGTAAATTACAAAATTACTTTACGGGCCAGATATAGTCATATGTTTCTGGACGCTTTCCAGAATCTTCCTCCCAGCCGAACTGGCTGTACCATTCATAGTCCTTATTCAAAAGCGCCATTCTATGGCTAGAAGCAACCTGAGCAAACAACTCTCGATCGCGCATCCAAGCAGGGTAGCGGTGGCTTTCTCTAGTGATGCGTCCTAGCTTTACTGCCTGAATGTAGGTCTGAAGTGTCTTCTGTCCAATAGTGGACTTGTAGCCGCGCTTTTCCCACTCCAAAACCATCTTGAGAATGTACGAAACTAAGGCACCTTCGTGGCCACGCCACATTTTGACAGCAGGATGGTTAGACCAACCCTTCGAGACACGGTGGTTACCCTGGGGATCCAACTGAACCAGGTTCATAAGGATCTGCCAGCCCTCAAGGGCTTGCTTGTTCAGACGTGCTCGGTCCAGTACTTGTGCAGTATCCGCCGAGCCAAATAGCGGTACAAATGTTTGCATAACTAGAAGTTAGCAGACGGTAGTTAGTTTGTCAAGCTAAAAACCAAAAGGTTTTGCAACACTCTGCTTTACAGAACCATAAGCCAAAATCTGAAAGATCTGAGACTCCACTGCAGCTTCGATCTCAGTTACGGTTTCTGCCTTTGTGTATGAGACCTTAAGCTCTATACTTACTCGATCCTCGACTTCTGAGACATCAATTTTTAGGAATCTAGCAATCTCCGCTATTGCTCTCTCTTTTGCCTCATCGATATCAGAAGCAAGAATTTTAAGCTCGAAAGATGTTCTCATTATCTTGTCTTTCTAATGCGCTTCTCTAGCTTGTACGGCGAGTAGTGGACGCCCCTAAGCTCTGGACTCTTTCCGTCTGTGTCGTTGAAGATGACATCGCCATAGCGAACTGCAACCACTGTGCCGCGGCGGCCGTTGTGTATGGGTCCGAGCTTGTCTGTGTAAGCATCTGCCTTAACGCGTACGACATCTCCAACGGCGATTTGCCCTGGCTGTAGTGGTATCCAGGTGTAGTCATCTTCATTTTCCTCTTGCTTTATTACGTGTCCCATAGCTAAAACCGGGAATACGCTTAGTACTTCTTTTTTCATGGCATCACTAAGCTCGGGTATCTCGGCCCAAGCGTCCATCAGTTTCATGATGGCTTTGCCAGACCCTACTTTTACTTTTGCTGCTTGTAGCTGATCAGCTACCCAGTTCTTATCAAATTCAGGCATTTTGTAACCTCTCCAATGTAGATCCTAGCAGAAGTTTAGTTACTTCAGCTTCTAATTCGTTGTTCGACGGTATTGACTCTAAATAAACCCCCCGCTGAGTAGAGGCGAGTTGCTGCCTTTGGGCAGGAGACATGTCTTCTACCTGGTAGGGGAGAAGTGACCAGCTGTCGCTAAAGTTTTTGGTATCTAGCCAGTTGGTAACGATGGGGGTAGATGTATTTAAAGCTTGAATGATTCTGTAATTCCACCAAGTGGTCATATTTCTTTCCTGAGGCGGAACTATTAGCCCAATCCCATCTCTGATGGTTTGTAGTGCATATAAATCATCAGTTTTTCGTCCTACTTTTGTAGCAGCCTTTGGAAAGACGGTAGTCTTTTCTAAAGAATCCACCCAACTATTTTTTATGTTTTCTACCGACCAGTAGTCTTTTCTGCCGATCCTGGGAACTTCCGGATCTACTATCAAAGAGTCAAAATTAACCCCATAAACTTTTTCAGGGTTACCGAATCCAAGTATGGATCTAATCTTCTGATCAGTATTCCATGGTAGAGCCGGATAAATTATGGATGGCCACTCGGACACCAACATGTGTGCCGTGGCTTTTTCTACAACTGACGGAGTTTTTAGAATTGTCTGATATCCCTCACGCCTAGAGTAAAAAACTCCAAATAAGATTGATGGATCCTTGACTACAGCAGCAATGCTGTTTTTGTATTGCCATATCTGAGGACTGTCGACAACTATTTTTAGTTTTGGTGAGTCAAACATCAGTCCCAAAACATGTAGTCCACCATAAACTTTGTTGGCGCTAAGAGAAGTTGGCGGCAGAAAGCCAAAAATGATGTGATCGTACTTCTCTAAATCTTCTTTTGTCCATGACAGACTAGGGGACGCCCAAGTGACCTGAGCGTACTCAGATAAAACAGAGTCTAATACTGTAAAAAAGCTTGTGTTATCCGGCCTCTTGCAGTGGTGAGAACCCATACCGGTAAATAAAATATTCATATAGACCCTAAAAATAGTGTAGGCGGGGTGCCTTTCGACACCCCGCCAGACTCATTAAAACGGAGCGTCACCAGTCTGTGCGACAGGCGATGCTGGAGCTGGAGCCGGAGCTGGGGCTGGGGCAGGTGCCGGAGCCGGAGCTGCAACAACAGGAGCTGAAGGAGCAGAAGCGATTCGAGCAGCTGAAGATGCGTAGTAGTTCTTGATCTCGTTGCCAGGCTTGCCCTGGTAGCTGCGAATTGCGACCTTACCCCTAAAGGTACGTCCAAGAAGAGCCTGCTCGATCTGTGCAGGAGACGGGTTAGCCAACCAGTACTCCTTACCAAGACCGATAGCTGCGCCCTTAGCAAAGAAGATGTTCATAGCGGTCTCGTTCTCCGGAGAGACGACCCACTGGTCCCATACACGACGCTTGTCGTGTGGGCCACCCTGGACCTCATTAGTTAGCTTGAACATCAACTTTCCAGTAGATGCGGTAGTGGCCGTAGCCTCAATTACCTTAAACTCGTAGTCGCCCTCTGGGAGCGGCTCGTAGTTAGTTTTTGCAGCTGCATCTCCAGCCTTCTGGACTAGTGCTGCGAAATTGACCGTAGTCATAGTTATCCTGCTTTCTTAGTTGTTGTGTCCGTCTTCTTTTCGCCGAAGACCATGTCCAGCATGCGTTCAACCCCAAGGTCTTGCTGCTGTACTACCTTACCTAGACGTCCTTGTACGCGCTCGCCAGCCTCATACTCTGGAGTTCGCTCAACATACATTTTGCGAACCTTGTATGGGGGCTGTAGTGGATCTGGATTAGGCTCCGTTTCCACAGTGATAGCTCCAAGAATGTCATAGAAATATGGGGCCTGAATCGCTAGCTGGCCTTGTAGGTAAGGACGGTATACGCCATCCTGTCCCTTACGTGCCATAGCGGTCAGTACTACAGCCTCGAGAGGCTGAGTTGGGTGCATCGTAAGGTCGCGGAGGTCACGAAGTAGTGCGCCCATGTGGCGAAGAAGTTCGCCCCACTGCTGCATCTTCATTTGCTCTGTACCTGCGATGTTGTCCATGCACTTGACCTGAAGCTCCGAAATGGAGTCAATGATCAAGGACTTGAACTGGTGCTTTCCTGACTGAAGCCACTGGAAGGCCTTCATAACAACCTCATAGTCATTTACCTTGACTACAACGGTGTCCCAAGTGCCATCTGCTAGTGGTGGTTCTTCGGTCAGGGGGTCCCAGTACTTAATGTTGATTGGTAGGAATCGGTGCCCACCCTCAACATCGAGCATTAGGCGTGGGTATGGTGCCGTTACTGCAAAGCTGGACTTACCAACCTTAGATTCGCCATAAACCATAATTGTTAAACTGCGATCTACTGCACTAGACATTACTCACTTCCCTTCTCTTTTTCTATTCCGTAGTATCCGTAAGGGTCGGCGACCACAAACGCATCACTAATTGCTGCTTCAGCTGCCGAACCATCGTCAACCAGCGGACAAATAGCGAAGAATTGGCATTTCCACTTGCAGTCCCTTGTGGGGCGTGGATATGCATGCTTATAGTGACTCTCTCCGGCATCCAAAGCGTCTCTAACTCGCAGGATGTCATCTAGAGTCCCCTCCAACCGCTCATAGAAAGAGCGGAGAGTAAACCTATTGTGTCTAACTTCGATTTGATCATAGAACGGTGGCTTAGCATACGCACCACGCTTGACCTTGCGAAGCATTGTAAAGATCGCCCCATCCGAGCGCTCACCCTCCTGGTTTTGAGCCTCCTCAAGAACCATATAAGTCAATACCTGCTCGTTCATGTGAGATATGGACCCAAAGTCAGCAAATGAGCCACCGACAGTCTTAAAGTCACGGAACATACGAGCACCGTCAATCTTTCGGCGGACACGCATGTCAATCTTTCCCTGAAGAATTACTCGGCCGTCCATCATCGGACGTTCGATAACCTCTTCAGTAGAGATCTTTTCCAGCTCAGCGTCAATACCATTGAGCTCAACCCACTCTAGATACCCCTCGAGCATTACCCTACCGAGTTCGGCTTCCGTCTCGAGAGTAGATGTGTCACGAAAAGCATCGTTCATCTTTTTCATATCTTCTTTGACTAGCTCAGCGTGAGCCTCTAGAAGATCTTGACCGGTCGAATAATACCGATCCAAAGCCTCGTGGATTCTAGATCCTAGAGCCAATGCCCCAGTAAAGTCCTCAATCTTTGGCCGTAACCGTCGATAGTACGTAAACCACCACCGCCTGCGGCAGTCTTTAAATGTTTGAATTTCTGAGTTAGAAATTCTTACCGGTTCAGTCGTCATTACTTGTCCTTTAGCAGCTTTAGAAGCTGTTCTTTGTCTTTAACTATTTGTTGGAAATTGTAGTCTTTGGCACCTAAAGTGTCAATAACCTTTTCTTCCATGGTTCCCTCAGTCACATAGTCGGTGATGATGATTGAATCGTGAATCTCGGAACCAATTCTGTGAACGCGGTCCAAGGCCTGCTTGTAGTCGACCAGTGACCACGGTCTTTGGAGCATAACAAGGCGTCTTGCTGCTGTCAAAGTGACACCCACACCACCAGCCTGGGCGGTGAATAGGATCCACTTAGTTCTACCAGTCTGGAAATCATCGATAGCCTGCTGACGCTCAAACTCATTCTGAGCACCAGTTATGAGGCCATGCTTAATTCCCGCTTTAGTCATGTGTGCGCTAAGAAGCTCAATAAGCTGCCTAGACACAGCACAGACAGCAACCGAGTCATCACCAAAGTCGCCGTTACCAATATCATCCATCAGAGCATCGACCTTACAGGACGGGTCTGACAAAAACATCTTTTCGCCATTTTCGGTGTACTCAATTTGACCGTATGCACTGGCAAACTGAATAAGTCTTCCCATTTGAACCATAGGATTGGTGGCCACTACTAGATCACCAGAGTAGTCACCCTCTTGCATTTCTGCAGCTTCCAGGGCATCTGCAGGTGTGGACTCAAGCATTGCCATCATATTGTCTAGCATTTGCTTGTACGCCTTCTCTTGCTTAGCTCCCATCTCGACATCTCGTCGATCATTGATGACCTCCGGGAGCCATGGAAGAACCTTTGCCTTAAGCATTCTTCTCATGCGTGGATTGATTCCAGCAAAAAATTCTGATTCCATAGCTGGCTTTAACCCGAGCACCATGAGAGCTCCGAATGCATTTGGAAAAGTATTTATATACCGATCAATCCACTTGGTTTTGCTTGGCCACTCCCTCTCATCAAGCCAGTGGAGGATTGGCCAAAGATCTACAACATCGTTAGCTATGGGAGTTCCAGTAAGTGCAAATCTAATTTCAGCCTTACCAGAAGCTGACCATAGCGCTCTAGTCTGCTTTGATTTAGGGTCTTTTGATCGATGTATCTCGTCTGCAATAACAGCCTTAAACGGAATGTTATTCAGCTCTCGGTTATGAACTTCGCATCTCGCAGGAGTTATCTTCGAGTCGTGACCACCGCATTCAGTGCAGTGAGCCAATGCAATAGATCCATAAGAAACCAGACGAGAGTGGCTTCTTAGTGACTCCCAGTTGATTACGTACACCTGAGCCTCGTGGTCGAAAGCTTTGCGCCTCTGAGTTGCAGATCCCTTGATTACTTGTACATCAACCCCAGGCCACCACTTATCGAACTCACGCTCCCAGTTTGTTTTTAGAGTGTTCGGGCATACAACTAGAGCAGGGAAAACTTCTTCTCCGTTGTCTTTTAACTTTTTGAGAGCTCTAATTGCCTGAGCAGTTTTACCGAGACCGGGTTCGTCAGCTAAAAGGCCCCTCTTACTTTTTGCTAGCCACTCAACACCGGCACGCTGATGCGGGAACAGATCCTGGTCGCCACCATCCATTGCCTCTACTTCCCTTAAAAAGTTGGAAGGATCAATTCTGGAAGACTTCTCATTGGTGGCCCATTCTGCTAACTTTGGGCCGATCTCTAACTGTTGACCAAAAGTAGATCTAAGCGACAAACATCCAGTCCACGAGACGGGGATACGCCAGACGTTTCTATCAGAGTCCCATCTGGACCCAGGAAGAGCCCTACAAACCTCTTTTAGACGCCATTCAGCGTTGATGATTATGTGGTTATCTTCTAGTTCTACAAAAACGCCCAAGAGGGCCTCCAATCGTCACTAAAACTATATTATCAGAAAAAAATGATGCTTGCAACTATTTTTTTGATAATAACTAGTTGTCAAGCAATCTTACTGGTTTCCAGCCTAGTTTTATACACCTTAGTAGGGCGTGTCGGATAGCATCTAGAGCGTGTCCGCCTCCACCTACATGCCAATACTCTAGTTTTTTAAGCTTTTTATTGTCAAACATAGTCATTGCATCAGCGGGAGCTTGAAAGAAAATGTCATCCATTGGACGCCCATTATCTTTTAAGCACTGCTTTACTATCCCAATAACTTCCAGCGAATACGGGGCTTGCGAGTTTCTAACTGTTTGGGCGTTAATTATGAATCGTTCACAGACTACATCCACAAAAAGCCTTTTGTCAGGGGCCCATAAAACGCTCCGTACGGCCTCGGCCACCTGATCCTGTTCTAGCTCCTTAGACCACTCTAAAACTGGCTCAGAAGGCGATTCTAGGCTGATTAGGGCCATTCCAGTGACCTTTCCAGGGTCAATAGCTAGAACATATTTAGGCATACTTAGCGCCCCAGTTTTCTAGGGGGCCATCTACATCCGCCGTTAGGGGGACAGCCCAGCCGTCGCTAGTAGTCATACACTTCCTTACTAGTTGCTTTATTTCCTCGGCATCATTTCTTGGAGCATTTAGCACAATTTCATCATGTACGGGGACAATTAGCAAATCCGTGAGATCCTGCTGATCGAGCTTTACAAGGTTTGCCTTAAATACTTCGGCTGCTCCGCCCTGAATTAGGTAGTTGACTAGCGTGTATACACGGTCTTCATCACACGGAAGCCTTCTACCGGTCCAGGTGTTTACATACCCCTGCCCCTCAGTCTCTAACCTCATGAGACCCTTCTGCTCTACAGCTTTTTGGAATCGCTGCATGCCAGGATAACTCTCGTCAAAAGCATTAGATACTGCACGCATTTGCTCTTCAGGAACACCAGCAGTAAGGGCCTGCTTGGCAACACCTGCACCATACAAACGACCGTACACAACTCCCTTAATTAGAGCACGGCGCTTGTCTGATTTTTGCATGCCCGGATCCTGATAAACCTCGCGTCCAATCTCAGTGAAAGGGTCTGAACCAGTAGCATCAGCTCTTCGGAAAAGTTGAATCAAGTTTGGGTCTTGAGATAGTGATGCAAACATACGGAACTCAACCTGATCGAGGTCAGAGGTCACAATTACGTGGTCGTCATCCTTAGGCAAGAACGCACGGCGGACAGTGTCATCGCCCTTAGGGAGAGTCTGTAGCGCAGGGTTCTGGATTGACATACGACCAGTACGAGCCCCCATCGTATTGATAGATGGGTGAACAAATCCGTTTATGTTGTCATTTATAAAGTTAAAGAAATAGGTGTTCGCAATTTTTAATGCTTGTCTATACCCGAGAGTAGCATTAGCCAATTCTTTTGCCTCTGCATTTCCATCTCGAGCAATCATCTTTAGCTGATCAGCATTTGCAGACTTTTGGCCTTTTTCGGTACGTTCGGTAATTTCAACTTCTAATTTTTCGAATTGGGCAACAAGTTGCTGATTGCTTCCAACACTGATCCCGTAACTGCTCTGAGCCCACGACGCAACATTCTCGGTATATCTAATTAGCTCCTCGTATTTTTTTCTGGAGTAATTCAGATCCAGTCTTGCCCCATTCATTTCCATCTTTGTGGCAATTCTTCTAGCATTCATCTCTAGCTCATACGCATAACTGTATGGCTTACCTGGAGCACACTTATCCCAAAAGCGCTCAAAAAGTTTCATAGTCAAAACAGGGTCCAGAGCACCATATGACCAGTAAGGCTCGAACTTAATTGGTACGGTACCCCAAGTCCAACCATTGTCCAACAGACTGTTATCAAGAACTGACTGCAAGGCAGCTGCTCTAGGGTCAACAAAAGATTCGGTCAAGACCTTCAATGCACCAGACCCCAGTGGGTCAATGATCTTCGACATAATCATCGTGTCATGTGCCCGGTGCCAAGGCATTTTCCATGAAGAGTGGAGTTCTAGCCATCTAGATTCAAAAGCAATATTGTGACAGACAATAGGCCCATCGAATCGGCTCATTGCGTCATAAAAGACGCCCTTCCAATCATCCCAGGGGATGGACCAACCCTGCCTAGAGTCTCCGACCTGGATTAAACGCAATCTTCCATGCCAAGGAGATAGAGCATGATTTTTTGGGTTTCCAGGTAGTTCGCCAGTTTCTGTATCGATTGCTATTGCGTTAAGTGGTCTACGCTCGCCCAGCCAAGAAATAAACTCGCTGGCTTTCTCTACCGAGTCAACTAGGTGGAGTTGAACTCCGTCTAGCTCTTGTGTCATTTAATGTCTCTCCATCGGTGGTCAGATTACGGAGTATACACACTCGCAATCTTTTTGTCCACCCTAGCAGCTTTTTCTAGTAAACGCTGCGCCACGCTGGTTAAGTAGTAAACGCTGTTTTTCTCATCGTATTTATATAGAGACTGGACAACAGCATCTGGATCGTCTGTAACTAGCGCCCAGTGTCTATATTTCTCTGGAAAAATCAATCCCAAGCTAGCATCGGGCTGACACTCTTCGCAGGGGGTCGAACTACCATGCAGCGTAAGAGCATTCGCTTCAGTTAGCTTGTATTTCGAGACTATCTGACATGCAGCACCGTGGAAAATTAAAGATACGCCAGTTCTAGATAATATGTAGGATCCAGTCTCGGTTTTATATAGTTCAAACTCTATCCAACGATAAGCGTCCCTACGCTCCGATGTGGACTTAGCGAGTAGGGTGCCATTGAATTGAAGAGTCCTATCCCCGTCTTTTACTGAAAACATTAGCTATTCTCTTTTTTAGCTACCTTCTCAAGCTCATCGACTCTTCTTTGGAGCTCCGATATGATGGCTTCTAGTTCGGTATTTAGGACCACTGCTGAAACAAGCTTCTGTCTAGTAACTTGAAGTAGTGTCTCTAGGTCTACGGTCATTCTGTCGTCATTCATAGGTTTTCTACCTTAGCTTTTAGTTCTGCTATTTCTTCCTTTAGTCGCTTTACTATAGGAATTAGCATTACACCTATTCTAGTGTAATCTAGTCCTTCTACAAGATTAGGATCCTGAGAGCTATAAGCTACAAGAACATCTAGGCCAGCTTCAGCCACCTCTTCCGCGATTAGACCTACCTCTAACTTACCTAGCGGCATAGAGTCGCCATCTTCTTCTGACATACCGTAAGCCGCAGGATTTGCCTGGTAGGTCACTGCTCTGAGATCCAAAATCTTATCCATGGGATCAGAGTAGTCATTGATATTTGTCTTGTAGCGTCTACTAGATCGGTTTACCCACGAAACCGCGGATCCATTGCTCAGAATCCAAAGCTGGGTAGTTCCAGCCGAAGCAGCTGAAGTATCAAAATATGCTATAACAGTTCCAGCAGATGTGATGTAGTTTATTTGGCCATTTGCACCAGCTCTTCGTATAACCGATGTTCTAAACTGCTGACCCTCGGTAACGACTAATCCGGCGTCAGCCGTAACTAACCCAGCTGAGGTCAGACCGCCTCCACCAGTAACCTTGACAGCACCATTGGCCTCAAGATCCATTCCACCGTTGTAAGCAAAAACTCCAGATATTCCAGTACCAAAATACATGGTAGCTGCTCGTCCGGCCTCTCCGGCAGTCACCCTACCACTGAGAGCGCCATTACCGTCAAAAAAGTTAGCATTGCTGCCGGATATCTCAACTCTACGAGTGCCGGAGGTTATCAAAGTTCCACCGGACACCGTTGTACCGGTGATGGTTCCTCCGGATATACGATCACCGCTAAAAGTTCCAGTGGTGATTGCGCTGGCACTTAAATTTTGTACAGTTACGTTATTGCCGTTTAGAGTTCCAAATGTAATGTTGCTAGCATTTAAATTAGTTACCGAGATAACGTTTGCATTAATCGTGCCAGAAGTTATGTTACTAGCGTTTAAATTAGTTACCCCTATAACGCTTGCATTAATCGTGCCAGAAGTTATGTTATTAGCATTAATGTTTTGGACCGAAATTAGGCTACCGTTGATTGTGGTATTGGTTATACCAGCGCCGATAGTTACAGCACCATTAGATGTCTGCATCTTAAAAGTCTCGGCTCCAGTGCTTTTATTTACTGCCCGCAAGAAGTTAGCATTTAGCTCGATTTGGAAAGGGCTAGTGTTAGATGTAGCGACTATTGTTTCGCCTTCTAAAATTTTTGCCGAGATGGCACCAGCCTTGATGGCAGCCCCATCAACCTGAGAAATTCTTCCGATCGTCTGCCCGGATCCGGTTGTCCTATTTCCAGAGGCATCCACAGCCACAAACTTAAAGTAATAGTCGGTCTCGTAGGCCATGTTCTGAAGGGTGCCTAGGCCATTTCTAAACTGATAGACAGAGCTATAGTTGTCAGTACTTGCAGTCATAGACGCAACTCTGGTGCTTAAGCTAGGAGTAAAGTTATTTGTCGTACTGACGTGAGTTTCAATCAGTCGAATAGATGGATGTGGGATTACTCCTGTATTGTCTAAGCCATTCCACCTAGCGGTAACCACTCCCAGGTCAGACTCTAGAATCGGTGCACTAGGGGGATTTAAAACTGAAGCATATGATCCGCTAACAGCACTAAAATCTACGGCAGTAGATCTATTTAAGCTACTGTCCACAGCATATACTTTGAAATATACCGTTCTAGCTGGATCTAGGTTGGTGGCAGTGTACTTTTCCTCGCCTACAATTACACCACTCTTAATCCACTCAGAGCCATTTGTGTATGAGTACCAGACCTCATATCCAGCTAAATCAGTAAGTGGATCGCCATCAGAGTCTTGTGTCGGGGCTTCCCAAGATAGGGTTATTCTAGCTCTTGGAGTTCCGGAAGAGTCAGCATAACTTCCTGACTCTGCTACAACAACCGCAACGTTCGCCACCGGATTAGGCGGCGTAGTGTCGGCACCAGCCCCCGTGCTAGTGGCAGTAAACTCTGTCCATCTAATTCCAGACCAGTAATAAGTTACTTCAGATGCACCGCTAGTGTCTACCCAAGTATCTCCTACCGCACACCAACTTCTTGCCGTAGCAAAAACATAAACATCAGATGCAGTGGGGACTATTGTTCCGGTTGGTAGACCTACACCAGCAGGAATTTGCCAAGAAATAGTATTTGAAGTTACGGCCGAGATTCTAAATAAACCATCTACGCCATATGCAGTTGATGCAACAGGATTAAATATCGCATCCTCATTAAGGTTGTTGTAGACTACATCGTCAACTTTAAATCTGTGGGTGGTTGGAGTAGTTATGGTTACAGTAGTGCCAGTTACTTCATAAGATTGAATTGCCGCTCTAGTTTCTAGGCGCAATCTTGTATTTAGACTAGTCGGTGCTAGAGTTTCGGGCACCACGGAATATGCGTAACCAATCACCACTCCTGGAAGTTGATCCTGAGTAGGATTATGTTTGTAGCTTGCTCTTCCGGTCCAGGGAGATTCTTCAACTTCGACAACACTAAAGTTAGTGTTGCTTACATCTATGATGGAGCTGGCACTACCATGAATGCCGCTTATCTCGATTCTTTCGTCAACACTACGATTTAGCGACCCCTGAGTGTAAATTTCTACTAAATCATTGTCTTTTCCAGTCAGCTTTTTTGGATAGTAGTATGCATCGTGAACAACGTTATAGGTATTGGGGGCGTCATCTCCAATAAAAAATCTATCCTCCACCTGAGTAACAGGAGTAGTCACGGCAGCATTAACTTGCTCTGTAGTTAGAAGACTAATTGGACGAAGCTCGACACTTTTTAGTCGAGTCTCCATGCTAGTTAGCGTGGTAGTTAGCTTTCTGCGTCTACGTCTAATACCCATGTTATACCCCTAAGAAAGGCTTTCCATCAATAATCTGTACGCCGCTAATTGGAATAGACGGCTCAATAATTAGCTCCAGATTTACCTCTTCAGGGAAGCTAGGCACGTCCGGTACTCTTACATCGAATGATTGAATCTTTCTGACCAATGCGCCACTGTCAGTCCCATAGTCTTGCTCTAAACTGCTTGCTGCTCGTAGGGCTACAAACTGGTCATTTAGCTTAACCGTACACCAATCACCCGGATTAAATGATCCAATAGATGGTCTAAGAGATCCATTTATTGAAATGGTAAAGGTGCTGATTGGAGGAACTGATTCCTCTAAAAGCCTAGCAGCTTGCTTATATAGGACTGTCTCATCTTCCGAATCTAGAGTGTCTACTACATCCAAAATTGGCCAACCGTCATTTAAAAGGATGTGGTTAGAAGCACCTGAGTATGGCTGGCTCGCATCCGAGGACAAGTTTGGATCTTTTCCCTGCACAAAGAACCTAGTACCAGAATCTTCAGCCGTTTCCTCCATGTTAGCTTCAAGAATATTTCCTGGATATTCAAAAATTAAGTTAGTTGCCCCGTAGGCACTAGCAGGAATCGGACCGCTATATCCATTTTCTTGATCCGCCAACCACGCAGTCAGTGATGCCGGTACTAGAGGTAGAAACTTAAACTGACGCTTAAATGAATTTGTGGTTTGGTCGTAAGCACAGTCTATTCTGTATTCAAAACCGTTCGGCTTTGTAGAGTAGTCTTCTAGAATTTCAGCTACTGTTTTTAGTTCAAACCCTCTAATTACTGGATTTGCTTCTAGATTACCGCTGGTCATATTGGTGGCAGAGAAATCTAATCCCAGGTCACCTAAGGTGGTGTGTTCTCCAAATGTTCCATAAGTAACTGCAGCTCTTCTAGTCACGGTGGGGGGCTCAGATTTAGCAGTACCACCAGAGACGTATGAGTCTGAGTTGTACCCGCCGACGGTGAATGTGCTGTTGGTTCTGGCAGAGACAATATAGTAGCCGTTGTACGAGCTAGGAGTTACGCCAGTGATTTCTACAGTCATACCCGGAACAAAAGAGTTGTTTCCGGAGAAAGTTATTGTAGCTACTCCAACAGTTGCTCCAGTAATGGTTACGGTCTGGGCTGGTGCTGTATTGCTCGGGACAATATTTGTGCCAAACATGACAGTTTGAAAACTAGTAGATCCAGGGACGGCGTATACATTAAAGTATCCATCAAAAGTTTCGCTTACGTTATCGACATACACAATGTCTCCGACGGCAAGGTCATGAGCAGTGGATGTATTGTAGGTAGCTATGTTGTTTGTTCTAGAAAAAGAGGTAATGCTGTATTTATATACACTTTCCGCTGTGTTAGAAAGATTAGACCCGGTGCTTGCATAAGTAAGAGTGTTACTTGTTGGAGTAGACAAAACTACTGCCTCAGCGGCGTTAAATCCTGGAGCTGATTTGACATCAGTTACAGTAATTTTTTGTCCTACAACTAACTCGTGCTTTTTGGTTAGGTTTAACGTAGCAATATTGTTTTGTCTAGAGATAGATGAAATCTCGTTGAAGAGATCTATGCCAGGCCTAATTTCATCATTTGCAAAGTCGAAATCAAAAAGATCGGTAGTTAGCTCTTGAAGAAGATCTCTAGCATATTGGTAAGTATCTTGTCTAGTCTCTACCGTTATCGGGGTATCAGTTCCCAGCGTCATGTTTGGCATGACTCTTTCCACACCGGTAGCATCTACATATCTGGCTTCTGCAGTAAAGAATGACCTATCGTCTTCAGTCAAGCCGGTACCAGTTACAACAAAATAGCCAGTGTATTTGGCATATTCGGTGCCCCAGTCGATCCAAACTGCCTCTCCAACTGTAAATCCATATTGACCTAGGGACAGGGTAACAGTGGCAACTCCAGACGAAACTAGTGCGGTAGCCTCATAAGCACTGTTCCAAGTCTTCCAAACCACCCGATGCGAGAAGTAGCTAGTAAACTCTGAGGCGCTAACGGAAAGAACTTTGTCGACCAAGCTATAAGTTCTGGACCAAATTATTCCTCCCCAGACACAAACTCCATTTCTGACCACATAAATTGCAGTTTTTCCAGGAAGAGTAGTTTCGTACAGGTTTAGATTAAAAGTATCCTCGGTTACAGCGATGTCTCCAGTGAAGGTTCCCGCTTCATTTACGGACCTAGAATAAGAGACACCCTTAAATGGCACTTCCGCCAAAAGACGATTGGTCCTTAAGTCGCAGACGAAATACCGATAATCAACAAACTGATTATCTGGGGCTGTCAATACTGGCATATTCGTCCTTAAGTGTCTTTAAACTATTTTATCAGCTACGAGAGCCACCCTGATCGGTAGTAAATTGTACAGGTACTCCCGGAAGGGAAATTTGCCAGGGTTATAGTATTTGTGCCTGGTTGTAGATATATCCAGTCGACTAAAACTGAAACTTTAGATCTGGCATTAGTGACATTAGTTACTTCATCCAGACTAGTTTCTGGATTAAGGGTGTATTCGACATCTAGAACCTCCCTGTTGTAGGTATCAATTTCTAACTTAGTATCTGACTCGGTGCCCTCAATTACAGTGATTACCTGGTCACTCGCAGTGTTAGTTATCGTGGCCGGGAGATCTGGATCATCGACAATAAATCCCTTGGAAAGCTCTATAACTATTGGAACCGCAACATCTCCGCTATTCACAACGTTAGCCGTGGCCGTACCTCCGCCAGTAGCGGTTAGGGTAGTTACTCGATATCCGTCTTCGCTTCCATCGACATACTCATACTTGATCGGGTCATTAGCAACTAAACCAATAGAGAAGTCGTGTCTACCCCTAGCACTAACGCTTTTAATCTGAGGGGAGTCTGTTAGTCGAACATATGCAGCCTTTTTAGGGTTCTCGTCAACAATTAACCATCCACCGCTTTTTACTAAGTTAACTGCATTTAGTAGAGCAGATCTAGCTGCAGGTACTTGGCTAGGATCCTGAGTTAAGAAAGATCCAACCAAATTTATATTTCTGGTAGAGAATCGGCCAATGGCATCGTAGGACCCATCTCCCCAGCCTCTAGGTAGATCTGGAATTTCAGACTCAGGTAAGTTCCACCAACCCTGAATATCTGACACTACCCAAACTACATTGTTTTCGTCGATCGTATTTAGTGTTAGCCCATTTATTTCGATGTCGGCATTTAACTTTAGTCCAGAGATATATGGCTCTGGAAGCTTTGTAAGGGCTTTTCTTACAAGTTTATTCTCTAACGATTGAGCATCTTGATCAGCGATCGTTGGCTCATAGTAATCGCTCATTAGATCGTACCTCTTCTCATCTCAAATGCTAGTCTGCGCGAAACTGCAGCTGCTAAAGCCTTCTCATCCATTCCAGGTGAAGGATAGACGTTTACAGTAATGCCACCAGCCATTCCACCAGTCAGCTCGGCAATCATGGCCCTGTCTCTAGTGGAAAGGCCGCTAGGATCTAGAGGCTCGATGCGCTCTGGTCTTCCCGCTTCTGCCACATTAACAATAGATCCACCATAGGACGGCATAACGATTCCACCCTTGGCCAACCTAGGTAGGGATATCTCGGAGACTCTGGAGATATTAAAACCAATCTCTTTTTGTCCACCAAACAATGGCCTCATCAGCTCGGGGATGGCCAATTTAATTGTGTTGATTCTGTCGATGATGAAGTTCAAACCTCTAATGAAGAAGTTTACAAAGCCTTCAGCGAATCCGATGTATGTGTTAATTACAGTTCTTAAGAAGTTCTTGACGTTGTCAAATACTGTCTTAAAGAATCCAAAGACTTTGTCCAATGGACCCTTTATCCAGTCAACAAACTTTTGGAATCCATCTTGGATTCCCTTCCAAACAGTTCCTACAAAGTCTCCAATACCCTTAAAGATAGGATCGAAGAACTTCTTGATACCTTCCACTATTGGCTTGAGGAAGTCAGATACTGCTTTGAATCCGGCTTTAATTCCATCCCAAACCACCTGAACAGCAGTTCCAATACCTACAAAAATAATTGTAAAGATAGCAGCAAATACTTCTACGATTCCTCGGATTATGTCGAAACCAGTAGTAAATGCAGTAACAAAAAAGTCAATTACTGGCTGGAAGGTTTCTTGTAGGCCTTGCCATATTCCAGTAAAGAACTCGCCAATTCCGGTGAAGATCTCACCCAAAACTGTTCCGGCATTGTTCCAGGCTTCGATGATCCAGTCAACAACCCCTCCCAGGAAGTCCATGAATCCTTGCCAGATCTCTTTACCAAGTTCAGTCTGAGTAAAGAAGAAGGTAAGAGCCGCTACAGCCGCACCAATAGCTATCCCCCACGGTCCAGCTAGGAACATTCCAGCTCTACCTAGAATTTGTACAAATCCGCCAAAGACTCCACCCAGGTTCTTTCCAGCAAGGAATAAATTAAGGAAGAAGGTCTGAATACCTCCCATAGCCCCCACTAAACCACTTATCTTGTCAAATAAGAATATAAGGTTTCCACCAAGGACATTGAAAATAAATTTAACTGGACCAAACGCAGCTCCAATAGCCAAAGCAAATGCGAAGAGTCGTCCAGTAATAGTGAATACAGCCTGCCCTAGTTCGCTCTTAAAGAAGTCCGCGGCTATCTTGGCAAGATCGGCCAATGTGCCAAAGAATATTTCCATAGCACCAGTGTCTTGAAGCGCATTTCCTAGCTCGATTAGCTGTCCGACAAGTTCAGCAAATGATGGTCCTGCTTCTAGGCCTTTTTCAAGAAGGTCTCCAAATGCAGGCGCGTTTTCTTTTAGGATCTCGAAGGTTTCTTTAATTGCAGGGTTATCTGCAAGTTTAAAGATTTCACCTAGATAAGCACCAATAGTATCCAGGATGGTGGTAGCGTTAGTGGCAGCCCCCTCAAAGAAGGTCGTTAGCGCTGCCCTTCCCTCCTCGGTTCCGCCACCAAGATTTGCAAATTTTCCGGTTACTTTGTCTAGCCAGTCAAGGATTACCCAGCCGCCGCCTTGGCCGTTCTCGCCGAAATTAAGATCAATTAAATTGCCTAATCCAGATAGGATGTTTCCAACAATTCCAGCAAAGCGTCCTAATACTTCATAGCCCCGCTCAAACATGGCCGTGAGTTCGCCGCTCTTGTTCATGCGGTCTATCTCATCGCGCCACTCGCCAGTAACTCTAATTAGATCTTCGGTGAAGAGCTCGACAACTGGATTCAGCGCCTCAGCGATGTCTAATGCAATTTCGTAGACGTTGCCAAAAATGGTTCCCCAATTTTCAATGCTAGGAACCATTCCTTCGAGTACCCTACCCAGCTGGGAAATGTTCTCCTCTTTGAGTAGAGCATCTGTAAAGTTCTTTGCTGCAGTACCAAGCGCACCTGAAATTAATGGCAGCTTTTCCTCTAGCATCGGGAAGAGTTCTTCTACAATTCTTCCTATTTGCTCTTCTAGAGGTCCTAAGAACGCTGCAGCAACGGCATCTCTTAGTTTTTGGATTTCTGGTTGGATGCTAACTAAGAACTCTGCAAATTTCTTTTGAGCGGCAGTCAGACCAGCGAATGGGTCGGATCCACCGCCAGCTGCAGGACTTACGCCATTTTCAATCTGGTCTTGGAGGTCTGCGTTTCGGTCTTTAGCTCTTCTGTACGCTAAGTCTGCTTCTTTGAATGCTAGTTCGGCTTCACGTCTAGCTTTTGAATTCGGTGGAAGGTCCTGAACCCTGCGAAGAGACTCACGGGCCTTCTCCAGATTTAATGCGGCTCGCTCTTCACTTAAAGCAGCCTCTTCAGAGTCAAACTTGAGTTGCTGAAGTTCTTCTCTAATCTCTTTGATAGATTTGCCATAGGCAGAAGATGCTCCAGTAGCCTGAGCAACGGCCTGACTGATCCCCTTTAAGGCAAAACTTGCAGTAAAAGCAGCAACACGTAACTGTATAAAGCTAGCAACTACTACACCAAGACCCTGAACGGCTGCTCCAGCAGCTGCAACTAGGGATAGAAGCCCTGAACCAAGAGAAGCTATACCACCAGCTAAAATGCCTAATGCGGTGTTTAGGGTGTATCCAGTCTTTACTAGACTTCTAAATTGCTCCCTAGATTGCTCGGCGCTGGGGGCCAGCGCCCTAAGACCATCAGCAATTTTTCCGAACACATCGTTAGCACCACTGCGCCTAAACCCCTGAGAAAAAGAACGGCCAATAGTCGCACCAGCCCGCGAAGCAACATTCTGATCTAAACCATTAAACCCGCGGCGGATGTCATCCGCAACCTTACCGGTTATGGCTCTAACTATAATATGGGCTTCGCCGACTACTGCCACTTACATCACCTAGCCTAAAGGTGCGTCTAAAGCAGCACCAAAGGGCATGCTTGACTCAGGGTCGAATTCGGTCGGTGGAATGTATGGCTTCACTTCGTTAGAAGGGAAGTCATCAAAGCTAGTCGGATCATTGTCGGAGACGTAGCGTCGACCAGCAGACGAAGAGCCCTTATTGTAGGCATACTTATATGTCGTGCCATACATAGTTCTGTATACAGAGCTCCTCAAATTACTTACTGCTTCTGCCTCTTCCCCAGACTGATATCTGGAGTCTTCTTCGAAGAAGTAGTGCAAAACATCTACCATCTCAGGAGCCTCCATGTCCGCTAACCGTAGGCCGTATGTTAACGCTTTGCCGTTAACGTATGGCCAGAGGTCTACTGCCCAACTGATTAGTCCTCTGGCTGCTGATTTGGGCGATCTGCGTACTGCTCGATCAACCAAGCCGTAATCTCAGCTAGAGTTTCAGTTGTAACAATTCTTTGCTTATCCTGTAGTAGGACATTAAATCTCTCCAGGCTCTCGTCCTCTAGAACCTTGGTGAAAAACTCATCGACAACCTGAGCCTGATCTGCAGGATTCTCGGAAGATGATTTTGAAATTAGGTCCAATAGAACCTTGCCCTGTAGGGCCTTTACGCAGTGAAAGTCCTCACCGTGTAGCTTAAAAGATACTGGCTCTCTGTCTTCGACATTGCCAGACCCGAAATCGCGAAACTTTGTCATTGTTTGTATGTCTTTCTTTGTAGTTAGGTGTCAATTCTGCTTTTTACAAAGCATTGCTACTATTTTACCGCCTTATGTGGACCCTCAGTTGGTCGGAGAGGTAGCGGTTAGGTTTAGTGCCTGGGTGCCTAACTAGGGTAGTTTTTATGACTCTAGAACCTTTGGAAAATACAAGTACCCCGTTAGCCTCTTTGGGTGTTATAAGGTGCGGTCTCGTACCCTCATGGTGTAGGTATGCATAAGACTTCTCTGATCCAATCCAGAGATATTGCCCATAGGCATTGCCAAGATGCCTCATATGGATTGATTGACGGAGAGCTCCGGTCTTTACCCCCACCTGTCTCTTTGCGCCAGCAACTATGCGCCTACCAAGAAGGTCCATATGACGCCAAACCATGCCGCCAGATTGGTTCAATTGAAAATTGAGCTGAGGTCTATAAATAATCACCTTACTGAGAGTAAGGTTTAGTCCTATTGGTGCCTTATCAAAGGTAGATCTTGCAGATCTAGCAGCCCTGCTGATCTTATTTATGTACTTTTGGCCAGCATAAATTATAGGGCTATCGTTTATGAGCCCCCACACTGGCATTTTATGGAACCGCCATTGTGACTACAAGATTTGTGGTCTGGAATCCGCCCTCTGGAGGGGTAACTTCTAGGGTAGCAATAACGCCGACCCCATACCCAGTCTCATCCCACTGATCTAGCTGATTAATAGATTCCATCAAAACCCATGCGTCGATAGCTAGAACCTCAGATGCTGCTTCGATACGCTCTGGCGATGGCGGCCTACCATTTTGCTGAGCAATCGGCGTGGCCCTAGATAAAGATATAGTCATAGTGGCACTCCTGGGCACGTGGCAACGCTGCGGTTCGCCAACCTGCGCACCTGGAGGGCCTAAGTAGAGCTGCTGAAAATAGATAACTAACTGTTCACAGTCGATCGCTGGAAGTCCCATCATCCAATACTGGCGTGCTGGTAGTTCAACGTTATATGACTGAAAAACAGACTGTACCCTCTCCAGGACACCCTGCATTAAGTCTCTGAGGTGTACCGCATCCTCGGAGACTCCAGTTAGATCTAGTTCTTGGCTTGGCATTGACTACTCCTCGTTAGAGGTTTCCTCTGTCTTTACGTCCTCGACGACTGCAACTGGCTCTACAACTACTGGCTCAACCTTTGGGGCCGGAGTAGAAATGCGTGGAGCAGGTGCAGCCTTCTTTGCTTTAGGCTTCGCAACACCCAGCATGTCCTGGGCACGGAAGTTAGTCTGAATTGACATGGTTCCTTCTTTCTTAGTACATCTTGATCTGGAGGTTTCCAGATGCAAGTTCGACCAGGCTCTCTACGCCATCCTCGGTTTGAGAGGCGTAAAGTGTCCAGGTTCCTGGGTCCACCATCCCCAAAGCCGAGTAGGCCTTGTCGTACGGAATAGTGAAATCTAGTGTTTCATTCTCGTAATCTAAAGTAATGCTTCCACTCTCTAGGGATACAGAGGTGCCTTCTCCGTAGTTTCTTAGGACTACTTTCGGGGTCCAATCTGGATTTTGAGGGAAAAAGTTACTAAGGTCAGTGCCGCTACCTTCGGATGTCCAGCTAATCGATCCATCCAGCGTAGACAAAACTAGATCGAAGTCGCCATTTTCTACCAGCTTTAGTGGCTTAGGAGTATACTTTCTTGCTCGAGGGGTATCTACAGAAAATACTTTGGACTTTCGTCTTGCATTGTCTGGATTGACGGTCTTGAGGAATAGGTCAATTTCATAGAGTCCGGTGCGGAGTTCGTCAATAAACTCTTGGTTGTCAAGAATGGTGTAAGAGACACCCTGACGTGAAACAGAGGTTACGCGCTGAGGAAGCTCGCACATCTCGTCGCCCGCCCAGAGTCGAGCAAACTCGATGGCCAACTTTCGAGCCGCCATTTTTCCAGCGGTAGGAACGGGAATGCCATACGCGTAAGTTATTTCTACGTTACATGGAGTCCATGGGGTTCCGGCCTTAATGTGGATTGTAGAGTGGTCCACTAAGTAATAGCTAGAAGGATCTAAAACTTTTCCATTTTTGTTTCTAATTGTATAAATTCTAGTTACTGGACGACCGCGGAGCTTGATTCTCGCGTCAGGCGAGAGACCATCAGACACAAGCTCGGAATACTCGTCGTAATCACCGGAAGGAATGTTGTAAACATCCCCACCAAATAGTACAGGACTATTAGTTTTGTCTGAAGGTCCCATCCGGTTATTGCGTAGGGTACAGGTGTAACGCTCGGTGACAATTGTTTCTCCCGTGTATTTTCTGCCCGACATAGCCCAAAGCAGGTTAGACGCAACCTGAGCCGCCTCGGCGGTATATTCGGTGTACGAGTAGTCTCCCATTTCCTCGGGGAGAATCCATAGGTTGCTAGTCATATTTTTACCTCTTAGATAATTTTAACGGGTGGTAGCCCTAGTAAGTTTCTAGAGCCACCACCCGTTCGTTCTAGTGATTAGCTAGGGTCTTCCTCGGAAGCAATGATGTTGTCAATTGCTACGTCAGAGTTGTAGTTCATGTTTCCAGGAACGTTGTAGTCGGATCCACCTGCAGGCAAGCTGGTAACAGCAGTGTAGGTTGGAGCCTCGGTTGCGCTGTTGACAACAGTCACCTTAGCGCCACGAGAGACGTTGAAGGAGTTGATGTCAGCAGTGATTGCGTTAGAGGTGTAGCTAACGGTGTTTCCAGATACTCCACTAACTGGAACAGTAAACGTTCCATTGAGAGCAGGGTTAACGTTCTCGACCTTGATCTCGTCTCCAACAGCGATGTTAGGGTTAGCGCTGAAGGTAAGAGTTGCAAGGGTGTTAGCCAGAGTTGCTGCAGCGCTAACAACGTTAACAGTGCTTGGGTTGGTAGCAGTAGCGGAAGTGAAGTATACCTGTCCGGTTCCGTCAGTCCATGTGTAGAAGCCATTTAGACCGGTTGGAGCCCAGTCAGTGCGTGCATAAGAGTAAGGACGCTCTGCAGCAACAGGGAACTCCCAGCGGCCGTCAGGACCAGCCTGGAAGCTTGGGTTTCCAAGACCGTAGCCCTCGAAAGTGTTGGCCATTAGGCCGTTCTCGATCACACGGTCACCAGATTGACGCATCTTCACGAATGGGAAGATCCAGTGGAAGTAAGGAAGCACTGCTGCCTTCTTTCCGTTCTTGATCGCGTGTGACCATACCTCTAGGGCAACACCGTTACCAGCAGGGTCGTCACCAACGCCAGGAGCAGCCCAACCAATTGACTTGTTGTCTGGGTTCTGTGCAGTTCCTAGGTTCTTGCGAAGAAGCAGACCACCCGAGATCAGAGCGGAAAGCTCTGGGTCTGGCTCACAAATAGCGAGCTCCATGGTGATACGCTTTAGGGTGTCTGGGGCCTTGTATGTTACGCATACAACACCGTTGGCACCCTTCTCAGTGATTTCGTCGCCTTCCTCATATTCAGGAGTAAACGAAACCCTCATGAACGCGGAAGTGGTGTATGAGTCACCAGGTCCCGTCATTAGGTTACCAGCAGCATCTAGGCGGGTGACACGGATCGACACACCCTGAATGCTGGCTGCATATTCTTGAGTAGCCATCTAGCTATTCTCCTTATTTCTTAACTTAAGCTGTTAGGTCAACCCGAACAGCGAGGTGGATGGATGTGTCAAAGTAAACCGCAGCCGGGCGGATTGCTTTGAGTCTCATGTCATTTGCGTTTCCAGACACATCGTAAGCTTGGCTTAGATTGTCGTTTACGACATCGACGTTGCCGAGATATACTCGAACAGTGCCGGTGGCGTACATCCATTTATTGGTGTCTGAAGCGGTTGCACCAGAGGCACCATCTGGGCCAACACCAGAGTAGCCATTGCCAACTACTACTGGAGTGCCGCCCAAAGTCTGTAGGTGCTCTTTTTCCTTGTCGTGGAAAAGCATGTTCGAGTTGCTTGAAAGAAGGGCAGCAACGTCGCGAGTGATGTGGATTAGGCCCTGCTCGCCAAATTGAGAGGCCTGCGCGATTCCCTGCTCGAGTAGTGCTAGAGCACGCTTTGGTGAGTAGGCCGTACCTCCACCAAGAATAGTGGCGGAAGCATCAGAAAGAGCTAAATTGTCGTGGCCCTCACCCTTACGAACACCACCATCCCACAGCTCTTGCTCTATAGCCTTCTGGGAGCCAGCCTCGATCTGTCTGGTGATCCTAGCAATTCGATCGAGAGCTAAAAATCCAAAAGTAGATACGTCTTCAGTAGCTTCAATGAAAAAAGGCTTAATTCTTGTGTGTCTAACAGGGTTAGCCCTAGTCGCAACAACATCTACAGTAGTGTCAGTGTCGTCCCAGTTTACGAGATTGCTTACTTCTGTTTCCCACTCTTGGGAAAATCCTCTAATCCAGCGGTCCTCATCAGCTGAGTTCTCTGGCTTAACTACAGCAAGTAGACCAAAAGCGGAGGGCACTACCTTTGGTGCCTCTACTACGCCGTTATTTGGGAAAGCCATTTAAAATCCTAACTTAAAAGTTTTTTGTGGGGAGCCCCCGGGGCCGAAGCCCCGGGAGCCAACCCTATTTAGTTATGGTTTAGAGCTCGATAGCAGCTGCAGTTGCGCCACCAGTGGTGTCGCGTAGAGCAGCAGCAACACCGTTGACGTTAACAGTCTGGGTGATTACTAGAGACTCAATACCTACCTTGGCGATACCCTCGAAGGTCTCAACGAACATCTTGTAGTCGTTGGTTCCAACTAGTGAGGAGTCGCGGATGATACCTAGGTCTAGAGTGCCACCGTCTAGGAACAAGAAGGTGCCCTCTGCGAAGAGGTACCACTTGAAGGTGTCTGGGAACTCTAGTAGGCCGGTTGCACCCTGTGCACCGAATACGTTCTGGTCTGGAGTAGCAACCATGTCAACGTTTAGAGAAGCAAGGTAGCCCTCGATCTCTGAACGGCTGACGTTTAGGGTGCCATCACCAGGCATTGCTACAGCCAAGTCAGCTGCCATTGCGTCAGCAACCCATGAAGGAATGAATGCCTTCAGGCGGGTGTCAACGGATAGGCGGTGACGTGAACGGTAAGCAGCAGCTGCCTTACGAACGGTGACCAGGAAGTCACGGCCAAAGCCGATTAGGGTGCCGGAGGTAACTGCAGTTGAGCCGCTCTCGATCTTGCCGAGCAGGTACTGCTCTGCCTCACGAGCGTGCTGTACTAGAGCTAGCTCGTTGTGGCGAGCAATCAACTCTGGGTAAGCGCGGGTCATCAGGTTACCAAACTGTAGCTGTAGGGTTACAGCGTCAGTTACAGCAACGTTCTCCTGGGCTGCAGATACGGTCAGAGAGGTCTTGCTCGAAGGAGAAGGGGTCTCAGCTGAGTCGTTAGCTGCGGTCCAAACGCCAACAGCGTTAGCGTAGGAGCCATCTGCGAAAGATGGTGGGGTTACGAAACGAACACCACCGCGGTCAGCCTGGAACTTAGGTAGAGCGTCGCGCACTGGACGAGCAGTGGTTGAGCCGATACCGTAAATGTCATACTTGACCTCGACTGGGGCAGCGTGTCCACCGGAAGCAACAAGTGCCTCGCGGCCTACAACGCCCTCAATCTTTGCGGCGTTCTCTAGTGGGTCGGTACCGAGGAAACGAGTCTCTGGGTACTGGGTTGAGAAGGATGCAACAATGTGCTGCTCTCCGTCTCCACCGTTGACGCGGCGAAGAGAGTGTAGTCTCTTCTCCATAAGCTGAGCTACCTCAGCCATGTCCTTTACTGGGCTTCCCGCGCTGTATCCAGGGATGTCAGCACCAGCAGTGATTGCCACTGGAGCCTCGGTTACCTGAACTACAGGCTGACGGTCGGCTGGTGCCTCGAAAGGCTGTTCAGCTGCAGCGGTCACTGCCTGCTCCTTCTGCTCTTCTACAAGAGCGGTTGATGTTTCGATAGTTTCGTTTGAAGAAAGCTCTGCGGCCTCTTCGTTTGTGGTTGATAGTTCAGAACCGTCTTCTTGATCGGTTGATGCTTCTAGGGCTGCCTCGGCCTCAACAACAGTCTCATCGACTGATGCCTCTGCCTCGACTGGAGCCTCTGCAACGGTCTCGCTTACAGAAATTTCTGCAGATACATCTGCTGAAAATTCTGCATCTGCGACCGATGCCTCCGGAGCTGCGTCAGTAACAGCCTCAGGAGTAGACTCCTCCTCAGAAGCGGATGCTGCGATAGTCTCATCTACAGACATTTCTTCTTCTTTCTTGTCTTCTTCTTCGGTTTCTACCTCTGCTGGCTCTTCTGTCTCAGGTGCCTCAACCTCAGGTGCCTCTTCGGCAACCGGGGTCTCCTCTACCTGCTCCATTGGCTCGTCTTCGGTCATAGCCATTTCCTCTCCATTGTCGCCTGCTGCACCCTTGACGCGAGCAGTAGCTTCAGCTGCCTTAGCAGCAAGCTCTGCTGCTAGAGCTTCACGGCGAGAAAGCTCGCCACGAACAATGTCAAGTGAGTCGGCAAGTGACGTCATAGCATCAACTGTCTCAAGAGTAGGGTCTTCGCCCTCAACCATCTCAAACTGGCTGATAATCTCTGACTGTAGCTCGGCGATCTGCTCGTCGCTCAGCTCAGAGATAGTATCAAGCTGAGTTTTAATCTGGTCGTACACTGTACCTCCTAGGCCAGTTAGTAGTGGACGCATTTACGTCCGGTTTTTCAGTCAAGGCCGAGGGACTCAACGCAACAAGGCGTGAGGCGCTCCACCTAGGGATAATTTTACCTTATTTTTTAGGTAAGGAGTCGGAGTAGCTTGCTCATCTCAGATTGGATCTCTCCCTGAGAGTAAACATCTGCTCCGGACATGTAGGACTTCAGACTCTTTGTGGCGATATCTGCGTCCTCTTTACCGATCTTGGCCTCGACTCTGGTTATCATCTGCTCAATTAGATCCTTGAGTCCGACCGGTAGATCGCTAAATCTAAGTTTTGAAGACTCTTTTCCGAATGGTAGCGGTAGGTTAGCAATGGTCTTGCCCAACTCTGCCGCACTCAAACGGACGTTCTCCAAAGATCTAGGGTTTAGTGCCTTAGCATCAATTCTATCAATCATGTCTAGAAGCTCACTGCTTGCCTTTGCTGATTTGGCGTAGTCACCTGCAAAGTCAAGGTTCTCGGCCTCTTCGACCTTCTTGAGTGCACGAGAGAGCCCTGCAACGCCTAGATCCTGCTTTAGGCGAGCTAGAACCTTGCGGTACTTACCTTTAGCATCACGAGGCTGGTTTACACCAGAAACATACTTAGGTCTACCGTCTTCATCTCTTTCGACTGGCTTTCCTTTATTAGCTTTAACCTCTTCAGCGGCCTTGATCTCTTCCTCGGTTTGCTTGTCAGCTTCTTCTTTTGCCTTACGAAGCTTCTCCAGCTCCTCGTCCGAGATCTCTTCTACTTTTGGGCCAGCAGCCACCACCGCCTCAGATGCAGCTTTAGCTAACTTCCTCATAGTAAATGCTTTACGCTCTAGCTCTAAGTTGGCCATCTCTTTCCACTGCTCTGGGATTAGCTTCCACTGACCTAGCTTACGAGCCTGCTTCATGATGTGCTTACGAACTTCGCGACGCTCTGATGCTTTTGCGCGGCCGTATGCTTGAATAGCATTCTTTAGATCTTCAACGTTGCGAATTGGGTAGGCACCATCTGGCATAGCCTTGCCTTCTTTGGCTAGAGACATACGCTCTTCCTCAGAAATCTTTGCCATCTCTGCTAGTGCAGCAGTTAGAGCTGCCTTCTCTCGCATTCTCTCTGCGCTAGCAGTTAAAGATTGCATGTTAGATGCGCGGAGCTTCTTCTTGGCTTCCTTGACTCTTGACTTTAGATCTGGAGCAGTAGCTGCCAACTCTCCAAGCATTTCTGCCTTGGTGGATAGTGCGCATGCAGCGCCAGAGCACTTCATCATAGCTAGGTAGCTGGCACCAGCTGCAACTAGAGCTAGAACCTTACCGGAAGCAATCATCGCACGGGCAGTTGGGAATCCTGGAACGTTTACCTGGCAGATAGCAACAAGCTCAAGGGAGCCATTGATTGGACGCCAGTCGCCTGAAGGAGCAGATGCACGAAGAGCGCGGATCTGAAGCTCATCTAGGTTTGGTCGTAGCGATCCTGCACACCAAATACCGTACTGGTCCTCACCGACGTGGATGTCAGCCACAGCTGAGGCAGTGTCGTCGTAATGCTTTGCAGCAGATGCTGCATCAACATTTAGAGGAGCATGTCCGCCAGCCAGTGTTAGTTGACCTACTGGAACATCCGTACCATCTTCGCAGCGGATTACTCCAGTGTGGAAGTAAGCATACTTGCTACGCGAGCGTGGTGGCTTGGTTGCGCGTGGGAGACCAATGTGGTTGACATTCCAAGCGGCAATGTGGCCATAAACACGACCATCATCTGTGACAGTTAGCGGAGTAGGTCCAGTCAGCTGAGGGTACTTAAACCAGTCTGCTGGCGGGGTCATAGGAATTTCAGACTTAAGGAAGCCTGATGCTAGGATCGGCTCTACATCAGAAAAGTCTTCTAAAGACTCCTCATAGATTCCATCTTCTGGGGTCACGTTTTCCTCCTGATCCCCCTCATTTTGCAGCGAAATAGCGCATTCTTGGAATGCAGGCTTAGCTACAATTGTAGCAGCCATTATTCTTGCCTTATTTATGGTAAGTTTATCCTTACCCAAGGTTTCTCCATCTTCAGAGTTTTCGGTCTTCGCTGGCTTATCTTCTTTTGCCTCGAACTGATCTAAATCTACAGAAACTCCTCTTAGGAACCCGTGACGAACTAGACGCTCTGCCTCTCTACCATAAGGTCCAGTATCGAAAACTCCATAGGCATTGCCCATGCCGCCCTCGATGCGCTCGATGTAGTCAATGCGGCCGACTACAACGGACCCATCGTGACCCTGACCAGTTTTGATCTGCCAGAGTAGCGGTACAGGTAAGTCCCTGATAGAAATAGCACCAGACTTAAACTTACGTCCGTCCCCAGATTCCACCTCTTCCGGGACCAGCATAGGGATAAAGAATCTAGCACCCTCCTTAGCTGGAGGAGCAGCAGCAATTAGAGCAACTTTTTGCCTTACCTCTGCAAATTTAGCTGTTACCTCTGCTTTTTGGATCATAAGCTGAGTAAATTGCTCTTCATTAGAGAAATTAAGGGAGGCAGAGGCTCTAACACTCTTTTTTCTACCTGGATTTAGCTTGCTTCCAGTGTAGACACCAGTAGCTTCCTTGTGACGAAGCTGGCAATAGCCCTTCGCACGGGGTCCCATATACTTAGAAAGCTGACGAACGCAGCGGGTCCAGTCACCAGGGGTGCCCCAGCGAATCTTGGCAGCGCCCTTACCGCGGGTCCAGTAGCGACGAAGTGCTTCAGCGTTTCCGCGGTTACGGTCTAGGCCACCAGCAGCAATAATCGCGTTGTCAATGTCTCCAGTAGACGCAAACCACAATCTCATTAGAGCTGATGCAGCAACAGCATTGGCCTTTGCCTCTAGCCCATCTACCTCAATTAAAACATCATTTAGTGCAGTCTTTGGGAGTTCTACGACTGGCGGTGGGGCAGGGGATCTTAGATCACTAAGAATCTGTGGGTCTGGTACCCACTTCTTGTCTTGACGCTTATATGTTACTGGCTGAGTGCTACTTGCAGAAGCCGGGACGATTGCAACCAAATCCATTACAGCCTGGACATCGTCAGGGGATACAATGGCTAGATACTTAATTACGTCAGCGGTATCTGGAGTCATCTGCTCTTCTTTAGCAGATGCCAGTATGGATAGATCCATACCATAACGCTTCTTCATGTAGTCGCGATCAATCTTGGTGATACCCTTACCGCGATACTGCTTAGGAATATCCTTATCCTCGAAAAGCTTGTATTTCCTTTGAGATGCAACCCACGCAGGCCAGTCGTTCATCATTTGCTGAACTTCTTTTTGTCCTAGTGGAGGTAGGGTTCCAGAAAGTCTAGCCTTAGCTCCAGATGGGGTTCTTGGCTCACCTAAAATTCCAGATAGATCAAGCGGAGCATTAGATCTAGGGACCATAGTTGGACCATCAAAATCTGCCTCGGACCTTAGGTAATTGGGGGCAACCGAAATCATTTTGCCGCTGTCTAAGCGGAAATTGATTTTGTTTTTGTCGTAGTCAATCGAATCGATTGTTCCGCTACCTCTACCAGGGTCGTTCCCTACAACGGCTCGGCTTCCTACTTTAATAAACTTTCCGCCAGCATCTCTCGGCTGCGTCTCGGCCTTCTCGGATAGAAATTCTGGATCGAGTTTTCCATCTCCGTCTTTGTCGGCTTTTGATGCAGGAGCCGCAGCGGTCATGGGGTCTCCGCCCAAAGCCATGACGCGATCAACTAGCTCCCAGTCCTCTTCTGGTAGGCCTTGCTTAGCTAGGAAGTGCTCTTCTTCATCCAGCTCCTCGATGGTGACCTTCACGTTAGGATCTACAGATAGTTTGGATGCAATTAACATAGCAGAGTCAACATCTACTACAACGTGAGTGCATTCGGGACTGTGGCCTTCATCCAACTCATAGTCATATTTCCAGATATTGGCGTCAACATTTCCCATGTCATCCCAGATGTTGTCGTCCCAAACATAGACTTCACCATCTGCTTCGATCTTATATAGACGGTCAATCCCAGAGCCATCCATGTGGATTCGAACCATAAACTCTGGTCCGTACCCCTCTTCAAGTTCGTATGCTGCCCTAAATGAGTCTACATATCCAGAAGCTCTAACAGCTTTTTCTTTTTTATTTTCGCGCTCAACAATTGCAGAGGCCCAGCGCTTAGCTGCGTCGCCACCCCAAAGTGCCCAGGCAATACGACCATTTGATGGGAAGTTGTCTTCGCCTGGAGCCCAGCCCTTACCCTTCTTGTCAACTTCGTGACGAGGGAAGTACTTGGCAATGTGACGAACTTTTTCAATTCCAATTTGTCCACCCTTAGCAAGGGTTCTGGCAGTGTTGAGCCCTACAGACGTGCCACCACGCTTGTGCTCTTTTCTCCACTCCAAAGCTTTTTTTGCTTCTTTTTGTACACCCTCTGGAATGCTATACATACGCCGGCCAGATGAGACTGCAAAGTCTTTAAGTTCGTGTGACTCCAGAGCTAGATCACATAGGCGAGCCTGTCCATCGCTCAAAGGGGTGTCTGCGTTGTTCCAGTCAGTAAAAGAAATAAGCCCCTGGGGGGCACCTGAAGCGACAATAAGATCGAGTTCAGTGTTTAGGACGACAGCATAGCTATCATTTCCATACAGCGCTAGATTAGCGTTGCGTCCTAGAAGAATATTCATTGAGCAGATCCTAGTTCATATAGAGGACACAATAATTTTACCCTATAACAACTATATGTGTTTATTTAGCGGGCTCTTCTGTGTCGTCGTCGATCTCATTTGTAGGATTACCTACAATTTTTGCCAATAAAACCCAGTATTCCGGGTCATCCTGAGTGTATCCGCCAAGAGTCTCAATGCTGAGCTTGGGCTTATTTTCTTCAGCCATTATTCTTCATCTCCTTCTTGGCCTTGTTTACCTAGATATGTATTATATCCCTCTAGAGGACTCCAGTCTCCTAGATCCATTCCAAGCAGATAATCCACAGCTTGCTGAGCCTTAGAAGCGGAGAGCTGAAGAATCTCAGGGTTTCCGTCCTTTAGAACCCTAAACCAGCTCTGCATATATGCCTGAGTATTGTCGACATCGTAATTAACGCCAAACATTTCACCCAGGATTGCAGCTCCCATTTCAGCAATAAGCTCTTCCTGAGCCCTAGCCTGACCATCTGGGTTACCGTAATCTTTTACAAGCTCGGAGCGGTCCAATCTGCTTGGGTGTCCGGTGCTGTGGGTTAGCTCGTGCATTAAAGTGTCGAATATCTCTTCAGGAGACTCAAACTGAGCCAGCCCAGGAAGAGTGATTCTATCTGAGAAAGGCGACCAGTTGGGGGAGCTGGAGTGATCTGAATAGTCGCCAACATATGAATAGTCAATAAGTGGAGCCTTTAGTCCCTTTGCTTCCATGCTCTTTATGTATCGATCAATAATAAACTGCTGAGCATCTACTGGCTTCATGTCAGTGCTTGGCTTATCATCTGGAAGATTTAAGCCATCAATCTGAGAAACGTTAAAGACAGTTGCCGTCTTAAAGTAAAGCTTGCTAAACCCTGTGGGCTTTCCGTCTTTGTCTAGCAGTGGATCGCCATTTTTATCTTTAGTGACTAAGAACTTGACAGGAACAAGAATCGGCACACCCTTTTCTCCCTTGCGAACCTGTCCGCCTAAGTCTTTGGCTTGGTTGTAGGTCATCCAGCGAGAGTCAGTGTATCCCTCAGACATTGAAACAATCTTCAACCAGAATGAGTTGAAACCGCTATATAGTCTCTTGCTAGACGGGTTTCTCGGGATTCCGCTACCGCCAGTAAACTCGAAGCCGTCTTTAAACCCCTTGCGCCATGGAATTATGGAATTTCCAAGCTTATTCAACTTTTCAATCAAAGCATCATAAACTTTTTGCTTAGCCTTATCACTACTAGAGACATCTTGGTCTAGCGAAACCTCAACTAGGTCCATCGCTTCAATCGAAGCCTGGCTAGTGTCGGGGTTAATGCTGGAAGCCAACGGGGTAAGCTCTGTGTTTCTGAACTCGGTTGGGGTCTTCGGCTTCTTAGTCTCTGATGGGTTCCATTTCGGCATAGTGTCTATGTCGTTACCGAGCATGTAGTCGATAGCAGCCTGAGCCTTAACGGAAGCATCAGCAATGTCTTCGTCAGACAGACCCTCGTTTAGCGCCTGGGTCTTGATGTAGTTAGCTGAGTTTCTGGTGTCGTAGTCCAAGCCAAACATCTTCATAAGCATTGCAGATGCCATCTCTGCAATTACTTCCTCGCGGGCTCTCTGAGCTGAATCAGTTCCAGCCTGCTGAGTCTCAGGGCGGTTCTGGCGGAAAGCTGCTCCGGTGCTGTGGATCAGTTCGTGTGCAAGGCTTTGTACCCAAGCTTCGTCGCTCTTGAACTGGCTACGAAGAGGTAGCTTTACCCTGTCCCTGGAGTAGTTAGGGCTGCGGATCGGTCTGCCCGTGTCTGGGTTGACAGATGTGTCATCAATCTTCATTCCTAGGATTGAAGGAATACCGCGACGCTTGCGCTCAATCTCTGCTCGGTTGAATCTGTCTAGGATTACTTCGAAAGCCTCTTTAGGAGTGTACTTAACAGTCTCGGGGGCTTCGTAGGTTGGCATGCCGTCAAACTGCTCGGCGTTGAATACCTCTACAGGAGTGAACTTAACAGTCTCTAGCTTGTTGCCGTTCTCGTCTTCGTACGAGTGGAGAACCGGAACTGCAATCATTGTTGGCGCAGCTTCAGGCTTTAGAGATGCTCCGTAAGACTTTTCTGCTTCCGCCTTTGTCAACCAGCGAGGGTCCGAGTAGCCAGCCTTGTCGGCAGCAGCCGAAAGGGCAACTAAGTTGAATGCCTTGTACTCTTGACCGCTCAGTGGGTTTACTGGACTGCGTCGGTCAGTCTTTGTAAAGTTCCTGAGCCACTGAGCAGGAGACTTGAAAGCGTCCTTAACTTCCTGCATGATAGACGCGACTACGTTTTTGTTTGTAGATACGTCTTCAGCTGCCTTGTTTGGTAGCTCTGCAGAAGTTACCTTTTCGGTGGGCGCGGAAGATAACCTTAGCCTTAGTTCGCTAAATACGTCGTCAATCTCTTTCTGAGATATGACAGCGTTTTGGTCAAATCCGTCGACCCCCGTGTCGGGGGTTACGCTTTTTTTGAGAAGTGTTCCTCGACTAGCTTCTGAATCTCTGAAGCTAGCTCGTCAGAGAAATTGAAGTTACCTGAACCAATTGTCTGGCCATCAACCTTTACGGAGTAAGCCGAACGCTCGTTATCAGAGTCAATATCTACTGATACACGGCCGTCCTCCGATGTGTAGGTGCCATCGCTAGGCTTCTCAGCTCCGCCCCCAACTGGATCAACAAGCTCGTTGCGGTCGAACTGATCAAACAAGTCAGAACCAACAGACTCGGCATAACCAGCTGGGTTAAGCTCAGGGTCGGTAGCCATTTCGTCCATAGTTTCTGGAGTTGTTGGCTCATCTGGAACTTCTGCCTCGGCGGCTGCCTGCTTTTTTGCAACCAAGCCGCGGAGTCGGTCTGCATAGTCTTCTAGATCATTTGCTAGATCTCGGTCTCCACGGTTTTCACGAAGATCCTTAACAAGCTTGTCGATTCTATTAGCTACGTCTAGTGCCTGCTCTGGGGTTCTAGCATTATCGCCATCTTCCACAAGACTGTCGATCTCTTCTGGTCGGTAGCTACCGGGTCTAACATCTAGGTTGTAATCTGCAGCTTCGTTAGCAGCCCAAGCTAGTGCCTCATCCCTGTCTTCGAAGGTCATCTCGTCGCGAGAACGGTCATACTGAACAGTAGCAGTGAAGGTTCCGTCCTCATTCTCTGATACACGGGCCTCTGCTCCACCAGATCTAGAGTCTCCATAGGCTCCAGTGTCGTCAAGCTTTTCTACTATGGCATCTACGTCAGTCTCGAAATAAAGCTCGCGCTCTATCTCTACCTTGTCGTAAATTTCATCTAGATAGAATCCTATTGATCCATCCTCGTGCCTAGCTGCAACTCCAAATCCGAACTTATCAATTAGGTCAGACTCCATTCGGTCAGCCAATTCATTTATGCTCTTAGATAACTCTGGAGAAATGTCTCTAGAGTTTGCTAGGTCTCGCATTTCATTCACGATGTCGCTTGCAATTCCAGCATTATCCGTCTCAGAGAATTCCTTGTATTCGTCTGAAATTGTGTTCTGACTTACACCCACTAGGTCTAAAGCATCTAGTTCTTTGGAAAGTCTATCTGCAATGTCTTTGGTGCCGAT